GCTCCGCTACGACATCAAGGACGAGGAAGCGCTGCGGAAGGCCCTGGGGGTCTCCAAGCACGCCCCTATGGCCCGGGTCATCCAGGAAGCAATCAAGCAGCGCTATCTCGATCCGAACGTGGCACGGGTGGCGAAGAAGATCAGCTCGGAGCTCGGCTACTTCAGCTGGCTGGACAAGGCTGATCTGCCAGGCGAGGTGAAGGTCGAGTACCCAGGGGCCCACGACATTGGCCTGTTCACGGAGTACGGCGTGACGCCCATCAAGAAGGCGGCCCGTCATCCGCTCACGAAGATGTTCCTGAACATGGTGGACCTGGCCAACTCAGAGCAGAGCCGGTACAACCGTCGCTCCTTGGAAGTGGTCAACGATCTCACTCAGCACGGCATGAAGCTGGCGAAGGGATCGCCAGACTCCATGGAGATCGACCGGTTGCGCACGACCTATGACACCTGGGAGGAAGCGAAGGCGGCAGGCGTGGATGAGAAGTATCACTATCCCTTCCTGCGCGCTGTCAAGTTCTACGATGAGGGGATGGAAGACCACATCCGGGATGCCATGCAGAAGGGTATCCAACCGAAGTACATCGACATGGATGCCATCAATGCCGAGCGCGAGAAGGGCTCCGCCGCCATTGGGAAGCTGGAGTCGTGGCTGCACGAACACGGCGTTGATGTGAACCGGATGATGCCGGGCTTCGCGGTACTCACGAAGGAGAAGATTCCAGACATTGGCTTCCAGGGTGAGGTAGAGACCGGTCGCTTCACGCACGACGAGATCGAGGCCTTCCTCCAGCTCCGTCGTCAGTATGCCAACGCGAAGGAGCTGCCGCCAGGTACCGATCAGCGCTTCACTCGGGACTTCGACTTCTGGAAGCGCTACGGACGGAAGCGCTACGTCTCCCATGTCCAGAACGGGAACATCGGCCTCTTCATCAACCGGGGCGGCCAGGAGCTCATTGCGGGCTTCGCCCCGAGCTTCCACGAGGCTGCCTTCACCTTCAGAGACTTGGTGGAGCAGGGCCACATCTCCCCAGCCGAAGCGGATGGAGCTGTGTTCCGTCCAGTGGGGAAGGTCGTCGATCCCACGGATGCTCGCATTCTCCAAGCCAGCCGCAAGGAGTGGAACCGGGCCATGAAGGCCTTCGCTGACCACATCGGTGCGGATGGCGAGGATGTGAAGGGCATCTTCATCCCACAGAAGGTGGGACCGACTCCTGAGCAGAAGGCTCCGGCGCTTGGTACGCTCCAATCGGCGAAGCCACGGGTGGCGAACCTTCCTCGTCCGCATCCTGATTTTGTGGATGACATGATCGCTTACAATGCCCGCATTGGCCGTGCCCAGTACAACTTCAAAGTGGCGAAGGCCTGGCAGGTGCTCCAGAACGATCAGCTGGACCGGACGCTCTCCGCACAGGCGGGCGTGCCGGAGCTCAGCACCATGCCCAATCTCAAGCGTGACATGGACGAGTACGCCCGCTCGGCCCTTGGGGAGTACACCACCATGGATAAGATCTCTGACTGGGTGCAGAGATGGGCCACCATGTCCTGGGCGGCTCCCATGGAGGGCTTCAAGAAGCTCGGTGCACAGATCGGCTTGAGTGATGGCAGCCCACTCAGCTGGGGTGACATCCTCAACTCCGAGACGTATCACCGCAAGTTCGCATCGCGGGCACGGGCCTCCAGCACGGTGTCGTACAACGCGCTGCGGAAGCTGGTCATCAATCCAGCGTCGGCGCTCTACAACGCCACCCAGTTCCACGTCTACGCCGCGCCCTTCGCCCGTGGGGCCAACGAGTTCGAGCGCTTCGTGAATGCCAACACCGCCTGGAAGGACGGGATCAACCTCTGGTACAACAACACATTCGGTGGTGGCCCGCCAGAGCACCTCAAGGGGATCTGGCCGCTCATTCATGAGATCGGCCCGGACCTGATGCCGTCGAAGCAGCTGGCGGGTGGCTCGGGATCGAGCTGGGGTGACGTAGCAGGCACGTTCCCACAACGGGCCGGGAAGAACCTCTGGGACTACTCCACGGATGTCGGCAAGTGGATGGGCATGCTCGCGTTCAACGGTGGTGAGCAGAGCGGACGCTTTGCCACGGTCGTCATGGAACTCAAGGGCTACCTGGAGGAGCACGGCGTCAACTGGCGTGATCCCAAGGCGATTGCAGCACACCCAGACATCGCCAGTGAAGCTATGTTCTCGGCTAAGCGGCTGATGGAGAAGACCTTCTTCAAGTACGATGCCCTCGGTATGCCGAAGATGTTCTCGAAGCTCGGGCCTGCGGGACGGCTGCTCTTCCAGTTCAAGCCGTTCATCATCCAGGCGACGGGCTATGAGTATGACCTGTGGCGCGCAGCGATCCAGAACAAGCCAGAAGCCTGGGGTCAGCTGGGACGCCACGTCGGCATGCTAGCCGCGCTGGGTGGAGCGACAGGGCTCATGGCCCATCCCATCATCAGCTATCTGGGGGCTCTCGTCAAGTTCCTGACGCCAGGTCGCCCAGATGTCATTCACATGGCTGGACACAGCATTCCGTTGAATGTGGATGGACTGGAAGCGATCTCGGAGAACGCGCGGCAGCAGAGCATGACCGGTGAAGAGCGGATCAATAACACGATGCGATATCGGTGGCAGGATCTCCTGAACTACGGCATCCTGGGCTCGGCCTTCCACGTCGCCACCGGCAACCGGCTGGGCGTCTCAGGGCAGGACATCACGCCAGACTTCTCTGACTTCCCGCACTGGCTCGTCTCGGAAGCAGGCCCGACGTTCAGCCTGTATCCGCAGCTGGCCCAGGCGTGGGGCAAGTATCTCTCCACTGGACGTGGGACAGGGAGAGCCATGTTGGGTGGCGCGGCTGGCATGCTCGCGTCTCACTTGATCTCCTCCAAGCTCACCGGTGGGGCCCCGCTGCCGTTCTCGGGTGCCACCGGGGGCCTCGTGGGCGCGTGGCTGGCCTCCAAGAGCGCGGATAACCCCTTTGGCGACTTCCTCTTCAAGTCCAAGGAGGGCAAGCAGCTCGTGTTCAACCTGGTCCCGGCCATGGCCCGGAACGCCTACAAGACCTGGGAGATCTACAATCACGGCAATATCACGAACTTGGATGGCGAGCCGCAGCAGGTGCCCTATGAGAACCGGACGGAAGAGATGGCCGCCATGCTCGCAGGCTTCTCGACCATCCGGCGGGAAGAGTACCAGGCGGTGAACTCGTTTGAGAACTCCCTGGCGGCGAGCTACAATACGACACGGGAGATCGTCACGAACTCCATGGCCGTCGCGCTCAAGGAAGGCAACACGGAGGAAGCATGGCGCATCTTCCTAAAGGCACAGCATATGGGCGTCTACATCCCGGAGAGCGCGGTGCAGACGCGGCTCCAGGATCTGACGCAGGAAGCCATGACCACGATGCAGCAGCACCAGAACGCTGTCACCCGCTACACGCAGCCGTAGGCATCATCGCGACGCTCATGCGTCGCAGATGCCGGAGGCTGCAATACGGAGCTACTCCTATGTGCTATCCCTATCCCTGGTGGGGCACCCCTTACCGGTTCGACTGTAGCTAGATGAGCCAAGGCTCCGCGAGCTTCTCCGTCCTCTCGACTGATGTCCTGAATACGACCTATGTGGTCGCGCACGGGCTCAGTCTCCCCCCGCAGATCGTCATGGCCAATCTCACCGGTCAGAGCACGACGGGGGCACTCGTACAGGAGAACTATCAGAAGTCCTTCGGCATGGCGGTGCTGCCCAAGGGAGGCTCTCTCACCCATCTCTGCACCGGTGCCCACTCGGACAACGCCCAGTCAGTCACGCAGGCGGATGTCGCCTTCCAGAGCGACTGTATCGTCTGCGAGCTGCCTATCGGCTTGGGAGCAACGGTCACAGCGGGGAAGCTCTCCGTCCTCTCCATCGACGCCACGAACATCACCTTCAAGCTCATTGAAGTCTTCACAAAGAGTGCCATCGTCAAGACGTGGTTCTTCGCAGGTAACGAGTTCACCTGGATCGACCTACGGACCTATCAAGGGCCCACGACGCCCCAGGCCCTCTCCTTCTCCCAGCCCGGCTTCAAGCCCGACATGGTCCTCTTCTTCGGCGACCATCTGAGCCAGGCCGTGCCTTTCGTCCAGCCCGACTCGCCCACCCACATCGGCGTGTGCGACAAGAACCTGAACCAGTGGACCTGGGCGGGTGGGGAGAACACGAACGGTGGTGGCGGTGGGGGCGGCTCAGGCCGGGCCACCAGCTACATGCTCGGTGGCAAGTGCTTGTCCATCATGAAGAACAACGCGGCGGACATCAACACGCAGGCGAGTGTGCAGAGCCTCGATACCCTGGGCTTCACGCTCAACTTCGACACCATCAACCTGGACTCCGGCCAGACCACCGGTCGCCGCTTCGCTGCCCTCTGCGTCCAAGGCGGCAACTGGGCCGCTGGTAACTTCAATAGCTTCAACGATGTCGCCTCGCACACGATCATCAACACCCTCCCGTTCAATCCCCAAGCGGTGATGTTCGTGAGTGCCAACAAGGCCGCCTCTACCTCACCGACGGTCGATCTGGCCAGTGAGAACCAGAGCTGGGGCCTCGTGAACCAGAACGGGAACACGGTCGCCTACGTCGGACAGAAGGGTCTGCCCTGGACGCCCTCCACGGTGGTCTATACCGACGAAGACGCCACGCTCTGCTACTTGAACGCGAGCACTGCCCCCGCCCGCCAAGGGGCTGCGGCGGCCACCCTGATCACCGGCGGCTTCTCTTGGCAGCACACGGTGGCCGATCCCACCCCATCCTTCGTGGGCTACCTAGCCTATGCCACCCAACCTCCAGCGGGCGTCCTCACGACCATCCACAAGACGGTCGATCCTAAGGGGGCCGGAGACTATCTCTCCCTCGCCGCCGCCTTCGCGGGTGAACTGCTCACGCACAAGAACATGCTCACCCAGAACATCATCCTCGCCTTCGACTGCGTGAAGGGCATCGACACGGCTGCCTTCGCGGTCCCCGGGTGGAACAACCCAGGTGGTGCGGGCTACATGACCGGGCCCTCGAACTACATCCAAGTCACCGCCCTCGATGGCCATGTGGGCCGGATCGACGCCAGCGGGAACACCTACCTCCTGGACATCAACGGGAACGCCAACGTCCTCGCGGCCCTCGTGAAAGCCGAGTACGTCCGCTTCAAGCAGATGCAGCTCCGGCTCACCGTCAGCGACGGCAGCTCCAGCGGCGGTGGCTTCTTCGTCGCCTCGACCGGCATGGTGGCCCCCACTCGCTGGGAGTTCGTGAACTGTATCGAGCAGCACATCCTCACGAACGGCTCCGTCGCTGAGTGCTTCCATCCGCCCTCGGCCACCTTCGACGTGGCGGGGGTCACCTGCTTCTTCATCAACTGCATCGCCTACGATGCGCTGAGCCGCGACATCTCGGTCACCGGCTTCAACTCGGCCCTGGCCGTGAACCAGCTGATCGTGCGCTACAACTGCACCGCGATCAACTGCAACCAGGGCTTCCAGGACCATGCGGACGTGATCGACAAGAACAACGCCGCGCTCTGGTGCGACAACGGCTGGAACACCTCCACCGGCCCGAACGCCGCCTCGGACTACAACTTCTCCACCTGTGGCCCGACCGGACGGAATGGCGCGCTGCTCCCCGGTGTCCAGTCGAGCGGTACTTTGGATGCGAAAGGAGCCCACTCCTCCAACGGCCTCCCGGTCTACCTCCAGGTGAACAGTGCCCTGCCGCTCCCTGGCGACCCCAGCCTGATCGGCAAGGGCGTGGATCTCTCGGCTGATGCCACGTATCCCTTCAACTTCGACGTGACCGGAGCGACCCGCACAGGACTCTGGACTATCGGGGCCTTCCAGGTCTCGACCGCTGCCTCTCTGACCCAAGGCGTCTGGTGGGTGTGGGTGGGCGGTGTGCAGCACAACGCAGCCACCGTGGCGGTGAAGTTCAACCTCGCCACTATCCATGCCCAGCTCCGCGTGGCCACGAATCCCTCGCTCATCGGCTTCGCCCAGTACGGCGACCTGGTGACGAATGCGAACAACGTCGCCCAGTTCGCCATCTCCGTGAACCCTGGGGCCACGTACTACTATCAGGCGCTAGACAACGGTGTCGCCACGGGCCCGATTGGCACCTTCAAGGCGCACCCGTATCCCAACCAGCCCGCCTCCTTCGCTTTCACCTGTGGCGGCTGCTCGGACACGGGCTCCAACACAAACCTCTATGACGCGATCCGTGCCTACAACCCCTTGCTCCACATCGAGTTCGGTGACCTGCACTACTGGAACATCATCTCGAACGATCAGACCCTCTGTCGCCAAGCCCTCGACTGCGTGGGCCTCGCCCCCAAGCGTGCCAAGCTCTATCAGAACGTGGCCGCTGACTGGATCTGGGACGACCATGACTTCGGCAAGGATAACTCGGACACCACCTCCCTCGCGAAGACGGCGGCCCAGCTCACCTACCGCGAGGACTGGCCGATCTACACACTCCCTGGCACGGTCCCGCTGCCCCTGACACAAGCCGCCACGATCATCTTCGTGAAGCCGGTGACCCGCTACGAGGCCAAGCGAGGCCACGTCGCCTTCTACAACTGGGCGAACTTGACGGCCGTGAACGTGGATCTCTCCAGCGTCCTGTCCACCGGTGATGCCTACTCGATCTATGACGTACGGGATCTCGTAACGCCTATCCTCACAGGCACCTATGCGGGTGGCACGGTCGCCTTCCCCACCACGCAGAAGCCTGATCCCACACCCTCGGGTGGCTTTGTCTCCACGCCCACCGCCACGGCGCCCTTCTTCAACGCCTTCCTGGTCGTGGGACCGGCAGCGAGCTTCGCCACGGACTTCTATGTCTCCCCCACCGGCGGCACGGGTGCCGGGACGATTACCGACCCCTGGTCGCTCACCTACGCCCTCAGCGGCGCTGGTGGCGCTATCGTCCCTGGCAAGGTGATCGCCGTCCGTGGCGGGACGTATGATACGGGGACGACGACGCTCAACATTGGTACGGCTGTCAGCGGGCTGCTGGGATCAGGAGTCGATGCTCCCGACTCCAAGGTCATCTTCCGTGCCTACCCAGGCGAGAAGTGGAAGATCCGCAATCGTGCCAACTCCTCGGCCTCTGGCGACGCCGTCCACTTCGGCTGTGACTACACCTGGTTCTGGAACGTCGAGTGGTACGATGACGGCTGGGTCTCGCGCGATGTCGTGCCTGTCTTCAACGACGGCCTCACCCTCAACGCGAGCCACGCCAACGGGGTGAAGCTCATCCACAACATCATCCATGACTTCGAGTCCGCAGGCATCGGTGCCTTCAACGGCACGGTGAACTCGGACAAGTTCGAGGCCTACGGCTGCATCATCTACAACCAGGGCGTGAACCGGAATCAGCAGGGCCACAACCTCTACCTCCACCACGCTGGGTCCTCCTCAGGCGTGATCAACATCGACACGAGCATCATCTTCAACTCGTTCGGACTGAACTGCCAGTACTACTCGGACTCGGACTTCGTGGACTGGGCCAACTTCCTGAACAACATCTGGTTCGGTGCCGGAGCTCTCGTGGGCGCTCCCGGTGGCACCCAGTACCAGCAGCAGAGCCTGCTGCTCGGCGGCAACGGTCACGCCCCGAACAACTGTGTCGTCACGCACAACCTGTTCTTCCAGCCCGATACCGGTGTGGCGCTGCTCCGCATCGGCTACAACAGCGCCTTCACCATGAGCAACATCGAGGCGGGCAACAACTATGGCGTGGGCGGTGGCTCGTCCGGCGGCATCTTCTCGACCTTCGTCCTGAACGCGGTCGGCTCGCCCCAGAGCTCGATCTACATCCACGACAATCTCTGGAAGGCGGCCGATGGGAACTCGATCCTCTCGATCTTCGACGCTGGCATCCTCGGTTACCAGTGGACGAACAACGAGTGGCACCATGTCTCCACTGGTGGGTTCAACGGCACGTCCTACGCTGCCTTCAAGGCGGCCACCGGCTTGGGCGCCACCGACACCCAGTTCGATGGCGTCCCTGGCGCTCCCGTGATCCTGTCAGCGGGCCCGATCTACCACAGCTTCATCATTGGCCGCTGCCGCTTCGTGCTCACGGACCTGCGCTCCAACCGGTCCCCGAACGGGAACCCCGATAACGCCAGCAAGACCATGATGGGGGCCACCCAGCTCAGCTGGTTCCTGGGGGAGCTCACGACCGCGAAGGCCCAGGGCCAGTTCGTCTTCTGGTTCTCGACGGTCCCCTGGATCGCCCCCGTGGGCGACAACAGCTCAGACAACTGGGGTGGCTTCACCACCGAGCGCCAGGTCATCTCGAACTACATCGAAGCCAACGGGTTGGGGAACAGCATCGCGATCATCTGCGGTGACATGCACAGCGCCGCCATTGATGACGGTAGCCATGATCGCTATAATGCAGACGGTACCGCGAATGGGCTCGTGGTCTTCCTGCCCTTCCCCGAGAACCAGACGACGCAGACGTACGGGGGAGTCTACACCCAGGGTCCCATCACCCATGCCGGTACCCGGCTCATGGGCTTCGCTGGGCTCGTGAACGTCGTGGACAATGGTCAGCAGCTCGCCATCACGTATCAGGTATTCAACGAGCTGGGTGTCCAACTGACCCTCCAGCGGACCTACTCCCTGCCTCCGGCATCTGGCTTCGGTGTCGGCAGCCTCACCGGCAGTGACCTGACAACTTCCACGATCCAAGAGATCCTGGACCGTCACATCGAACGCTACCGTCTGCCAGGGTACCGCAATGGCTGATCAGTTCATCCAAGTCCCCCTCGACTCCGGCGGCAAGAAGGTCGCTACCTCCGAGCTTGTCAATGCTGGCGGCGCCACTGTCGAGCGGCAGCAAGTCGTTATCAGTGACGCAGCTACAGCCGCTGGCGTGGCTCCGGTTAGCACGGTTGCTCCAGCCGGTACGGAAGCTGGGCTCTACGTCCGCATCGTCAGTAGCGGTCCTGGTGGCGGCTCGACCGTAGATGTCACTGACCGTGCCGCTCGTGTTCTAGGCCACGTTACAGTCGATGCAGGCTCAGCGGTCATCGGTCACGTCATTGTAGACTCGGCAGGCGCGGTGAGCGTTACCTCGCTCCCCTCCATCCCTGCTGGCTCAGCGGTGATTGGCCATGTGATTGTAGACAGCGGGACTATCGGTATCTCTGGGACAGTCACCACAGACCCCACAGATCGCTCAGGACGCCTCCTAGGGCACGTCACGGTCGATACCCTGCCCTCGCTACCCTCTGGCTCGAACGTGATCGGCCATATCATTGTAGACTCAGGCTCCATCGCGCTGAGTGCTGCTATCCCAGCCGGTAGCAACGTGATCGGTCACGTCATTGTGGACAGCGTCACTGGCACCGTGACCGTGGCTGGCACCGTCGCCGTCTCCAGCGTGGCCGGTACTGTCACGACCGATCCCACCGACCGTGTGGGCCGACTGCTCGGTCACGTCACGGTAGACAATGCAACTCTCGCGGTGACACTAGCTTCCACCGTTATCACTGATCCAGCAGATCGTCCTGCTCGTCAACTCGGCCAGGTACAAGTCCTTGAGCAGGCTGGTATCGAGACGCTCATCAGCTTGATGAAGCTACAGATTGGCTTGTTGCGCGGCATCAGCTATCAGCTATCTTTCATCAACAGTCCACGCATCGAAGCACCGGACCCCACGGTATTCATTGACGCCCCATTGAGTTAGGAGTTCCTATGCCTCTTCCAGTCTCAGGACAAGTTGGTGAACAACAGCTGGGAGTTGGCGTCACTACCCAACCCCTTCGACAAGGTCGTCTGGCCGATGTCATCGTCAGCGAGCTGAACGGTCGCTACTATGAGCAGTGCCGCGCTGGCCGTCTCTTCATTGCCCAGGCCATTGTCACAGCTCCGGTGGTCTATACGACCGCTGCCGGTACCGGTGGCCCGCTGATCTGGAACGGTTCCACTACGGTCAATATCGTCCCGCTCGCTGTCAGTTTCGCTCTGACTACCGCTGCCACGACAGCCGCATTCGGTCTCGGCCTCACAGGAAATACCGGGCAGCCTAGCGCTCCGACCACGACTACCGCCATCGACGGCGTCCGCAACCTGTTCCTTGGCGGTGCCGCACCCAACGCGAGCGCCTTCCGTGTCGGAACAGTTGTCAATGCAGGAAACTTCCTGCTTCCGTTCGTCGGCATTCATCTCGGTGCTACATCAGTCGATACCACACTCCCTGGCTTCGTGGATCTCGGCGGTAGCATGATTGTGCCTCCAGGTAGTTGGTGCTCGGTAGCCGCGACCGTGACTGCCACAGCGGCGGTACTCACGATTGGCCTGATCTGGGCGGAAGTCCCGATCTAATGCTCGCCCTCTGGGAGTACTTCTGGAACGTGAAGGACTGGGAAGGTCTCAAGCCGACCACCCAGCCCTTCATGAAGTTCCGAGTGGAAGAGATCGGTCCTGGCATGTACATTACGGATGAGAAACCACAATGACCGAGTCCCAGCGGATCGTCGCCAAGATGAACCATGTCAAGCCTGCTCCCAAGAAGGAGTCCATGCCTGACATCCTCCGGATTGCCAAGGGTGGCCGCAAGACCGTGGTGGTCCACGCTGAAGCGTACGGTAGCCCCAACCCGAGTAGCTAGGAGCCCCCATGCCCGCAGTCTCCGAGAAGCAACGCCAGCTCTTCGCCATCGCTGAGCATCACCCCGAGAAGCTCCACAAGGAGAACAAGGGCGTGCTCTCCATGAGCCAGAAGCAGCTCCACGAGTTCGCCTCGACCAAGGGCCTCGGGAAGAAGAAGGCTGCCCACGCCACCCTCTCCAAGGCCAAGAAGGCCTTCGGGAAGAAGTAGTGGACTGGCCAGAGGTGATCAGTGGCATGCTCCTGGCCCTCGCGGCGAACGGGATCTCCCCGCACCACCTGCTGCCACGGATCGCTATCGAGCTTGCCCCCTCTGTGGTCTACGAACGCTTCATCGACAAGAACGGCTGGAGCTGGAAGGATGTCGGATGGAGATCTGGCGCGACCGTAGCCGTAGAGATTACACTCCACTTCTAGACGATGAGTCCTGGCGTGGCGAGATTCACCTCGCGGACTGGCCCTGGGAGTTCGCCGGTCCCGAGTACACGCTCAACCTGATCCATCGGGGATCACCCTGGTGGTTGCTCAACAAGCGAGGCCATCATGCTGGGTAAGATCAAAGCCTTCATCAAGTGGCTCCAGAGCTTCGAACCAGCCTGGATGACCAAGAGCACCTGGATCAACGAGGGACTCAGCGGCGTCTTCTACATCCCCCTCGCCATCTGGCTCGGCCCGTACTGGGCCCTGCTCATCTACACGACCGGCAGCTACGGCTACGAACGCTGGCTCGATCCCTGGGGCTGGGATGATCTCGACTTCGCTCAACGGGAGATTGCGGCCCTCCTGCTCACTCTACTCTGGACGGTCCTGTGAACAACAAGCTCACGTTGCTTATCGCGGTCGCTTGTGGCGTCATTCTGGGCAGCCTGTTGTTCCGGCACACCAGCCTCCCACCTGTGCCACGTATCGTCACCCAGTACGACACGGTGCGTCAAATCGACACACTCTGGCTGACGAAGCTCAAGCACGACACGGTCCAGAAGGTGAACATCGTAGAGCGGGTGATCCGGACACCCGCCGAAACGATCTACAAGGTGCCTAACTTGGTGGGTCTCGAAGCCCTCCAGATCGGTGAGAAGCGCGGTGACTCGACCCTGGCCTATGGCTTCCTCTTGCAGGCCACAGATTCGGCCTACACGCTCTCCCACTGGCAGTACCAGTACTGGACGCCCGGTCCCCTGCGTTCGTTGCGTGTAACGCCAACTGGGGCCCCTGCCATCGTCTTTGACGATCCTCCGCCTCAGTGCGACCTGAAGTGTAAGGCCCACTGGGGCGCTGGCTTTGTAGCCACAGTGGAACTCCTCCGACTCATCTTCGGTCACCCTTGACAAGCCACGTCCGGAAGGTATAATCAGAGGCGTCGGTGGCCCCGTCGTGGGCCACCAGCTACGGTACCCTCTCTCTCTCACTATGCGAAATACTGATGTCCCCGGCGTCTCTCATGGACTCCCCCGAACTAGAGCAGGCGCCATCACGGCCCTCCAGCGGTACGAAGCCGCCAACGCCGATCTTCCGGCGGCAGTACGTCGTCTCCTGGGACTTGCTGCACTTGGTCGCTACTTCGGGAGAACAGTGCTTGAAGCAGCAGTTGGCAGCACGCTTCCGAAAGCTCCTTTCCGTGACTGGTCCTGGCGCTGGTGGAACGTCCTCGTCGCATCTGGACTAGAGGAGTACTGGGATGACTTCGCTCAACACTGCCAGATTGGTGGAGCTCGTGAAGGAGCATCTTTCCTTCGAGAGCGGGTATCCAGTGAGCGCTATCAACATTTCCTTCGACGTGCAGGCACGAATCCTCACAATGACCATCGACCTAAGCGGAACTCCATCGTCTGGACCAAAGGTGGTTGTTGGCGCACCGAGTCTCCCTTCACCCAGATCATCGTCCTGCATCGACATCTACCCCAGCGACATCTGCGGACCCCCTGGCAGCGTGCTCTCGGACACGAGCGTATCCGACTCATCGAACGGGAGTTGATGAACTCCATCAAGCCCGACGCCATCCACCGTGGCGACTGCATCCAGCAAGCCATCGAGTACGTCCGCTGGCGCATCCCCAACATGATGAACCACAAGAACAAGAAGACAGAGCCGCACGCTGTAGCGTGGTTCTTCCAGACCAAGATCCCATTGCGTCGCGTCGGAGTTGTGCAGTCTCGGGACTCAGGTTACTTTGAGAGCTACAGAGGCAAGAAGGAACTACTTCGCTCCTGGGAGATCTAATGAACTGGAACAAGCTGCTCGGTGCCTTCCTCGTCCTTGCCTCCGTGGTTGGAGGATGTATCCTCGTGCTCAACCACACCGAGCTGACGAAGCCCATCCTGATCCTGCTCCTCTCCTTCCTGGGACTCGGCGTGGCCCTCTTCAACCAGGCCCTGGCCGACGATCTCCTGAACCGAGCGAGCGCCGTCCTGCCGTTCCTCAAGCCCAAGAGTGGCCCGTAGTGCCCACGTTCGGCCAGTCTTCCCTGACCCGGCTGAACGGCTGTCATCCGAAGCTCGTCCAGCTCTTCCAGGTCGTCATCGTAGGCTACAACTGTGTCGTGCTCGTGGGCGCTCGGAGCATTGCCGACGAGCAGATGGCTATCGACAGTGGCCGCTCCCATCTCACGAACCCCATGGACTCGAAGCACGTCGTCGGCCCGGCACGTCCCCAGGCCCTCGCAGTGGATGTCGCCCCGCTGAACGATGTCCTCCAAGTGAACTGGACGGACACCGTGCGCTTCTACCACTTCGCGGGCTACGTCAAGAAGACCGCTGAGTCGCTCAACATCGCCATCCGTTGGGGCGGCGCATGGAAGGGTACCTTGAACCACGAAGGAGACTTCATGGATCTCGACCACTTCGAGCTGATCGGTGCATGATCCACATCTGTGCCATGCAGGCGATCATCCCTGCCGCTCGGCTCATCGCCATGATCCTCGTGACGGGCCATCCAGACGCCCTCCAGCTCCGCGAGGCTGGACACCACTATCATGTCCCTGCCAAGATCATGTGGAGTGTCGCGTACGAAGAGACACGCCACAGTCGCGGCGATGGCGTGATCAGTTCCGCCGGTGCCTACGGACGGATGCAAGTCATGCCGAGCATCTGGGGGAAGGACTCACACTGTACCCGCTGGTGGCTCTACCACCGTAACATCAACTGTGGCGCATACATCCTCTCTGTCCTCTACAAGACCTGTGGCGACTGGACCTGTGCCCGCTACCGCTATGTCGGCGGTGACTCCACCTATGTGCGTCATACTGACACACTCCTCCTCTACTACGAACTTGCGCTAAAGAGCGATGCCTACTAACGTACTGCACGAGATTCAACGCTTGGCCAAGTTGCGCGACAAGTACGGCGACGACCGCTTCATCGTTGCTCGATTGCGCGGGGCCATCGAGCGGCTCAAGCGAATGAATCCCTTCCAGCTACAGGTGCCGGAGCGTCCGCGTGAGCGTTACGATTCAGAGACAACCTGAAGACTATCTGAAGGTCTGCAAGCTCTGTGGCTGCAGACTGAAACTTCTCATCGCCAAGTTGGGTCCGCTCATGGGCTGCCCCAACTGTGACTGGTACATCCATATCTAGGGGGGTATAATGCAGGCATGGAACGTGATCTGGCCCATCGCCCTGATGATGATCATGGCATTCTGCCAGAACGTGAGCTTCTCTATCGTGAGTCGCTCTCGCAATCGGAACAGCGTGGCGTACCACCGTATCGCCGCTATTGGCTCAAACGTGACGTGGTACATCACGGCGAAGTTCCTGATCGTGACCCAACACATGAGCTGGCTTCTCATGGTTCCGTACACAGTGGCCACGGTCTACGGCAGCACGACCGGCCAACAGATCAGCATGTGGATCGAGAAGAAGCTGAAGCTCACGGCTGACAGTCACCTCGGAGCCTAGATGCGCTACTTCCGCTACGAGACCAAAGAGAAGAAGCTCACTCTCTATCCCTTCGTCTGCTGGCACGTCGGCGCGCCGCAGTGTGACTACGAGTTCATTGACGAGATGGTCGAGCGTCTCAAGGATGATCCCCATGGCCGAGGCATCTATCTCGGTGATGGCGGCGAGTGCGTGACGAAGACTTCCAAGGGACAGATCTACGAGCAGACGATGAACCCGCAGGAGCAGCTCAACTGGGTGGCCAACAAGCTCCTCCCGGTGAAGGAGAAGATGCTCTTCGGCGTGAAGGGGAACCACGGCTGGCGGACCTTCAAGGACAGCGGGCTGAACTTCGACGAGGGGCTGTGCATGAAGCTCGGCATCCCCTACCACGGGGTCTCCACCTTCTGGCATCTCCAAGTCCATCGCACGACCTACACCATCTTCACGCATCACGGACTCGACTCGGGCGTGGCCACCGGCACGAAGATCATGAAGGCCAAGAAGTTCGAAGAGGTGATCATCGCCGACGCCATCATGTCGGCCCACTCGCACATCTGCGTGGTCATCCCGCCGAGCAGCCGCGCGTACCTGGACCACTCCCACGGGGGCACCCGCTACATCCGCTGGCTCTCCACGCACGGCTACATCTGCGGCTGCGCCTACGACTCCCGCTCAGGCTACGCGGAAGACAAGGGTTACCCCCCGATCCTTCCCGCGCACTTGTCGATCACGTTCCACAGTCACGACGATCACTCGAAGGAGCAGACGTACGACATCTTCCACGTCGATCCGAACAAGAAGCGCATCCCGAACGAGGAAGACAAGGTCACCCGGATGTCGAGTGGCGAGCGTCTCGCCTGCTCCCGTCATCCCGAGTACAAGGCCACACGGCAGCCACAGATTCCCTGTCTCGAATGCTGGGAGATCTATCTCACGAAGAAGGGAGGCTTGTGATCACCATCACTGGGGTGGATGTCACCCGAGAGCACGGAGCACCCTCGCTGTACGACATCGGCTACAGTCTCAGCCAGCTCCCCCGCTTCGCCGGACACACCACACGCTTGTGGACCGTCCTCAACCACGTCTACGCCTGCAGCTTCTACGCGGCGCTGATGAAGGAGTCCACGCTCACGCAGCTCTACGCTCTCCTTCATGACGCGGATGAGAGCATCACGAACGACATCCCGCAGCCGTGGAAGACGGACGAGACGAGAGACCTGCAGACGATGCTCCGTAACCGTATCTATGCCGAGCTCAAGCTCTCCATCCCATCGCTGCAGACGGATCGTATCGTTCACCAGATCGACAACCAGATGGCCTACTCGGAAGCAAGACTCTTTGCTCCGCAGGTAGCCGACGCCATCCTGAAACCCGGACCCAACTACCGCGACGGCATCAAGCGGGTGGACCCCATCGCCAATGAAGCCATCACGAAGTCCGATGACTGGCTCTACGGCTTCAGTGCGATGGACGCGGCCTTCGACTTCGAGGCCTTCGTGGAAGCACTCATGGAGAAGGTATGAAACCCATCAAGAAGTCTACCGCTGTCCCGGAATCCGAGTTCAGCGATCAGTTCGCTGATCTCATGTACAAGGCCATGTGCATGAGCTTCTTCAAGTACGGCAAGGTGGCGGATGGCTACCCAGAGCGAGTCGATGCCGTCGCCTCCCTGGAGATCCGTCTGCAGCGCTACAAGGACACGGGGAACAAGGAGTGGCTCGTGGACGTGGCCAACTTCGCCATGATCGAGTTCATGCGGCCCCGTCATCCCAAGGCTCACTTCAAGGGCACGGACCAGGATACCACGGGCCGGAAGCTCGTGAAGGGTGTCATCTCCACCAAACACAACCTGGACATCTCATGACGAACGAACAGATGGAGACGCTCCTGGAGCACATGCAGGACGAGGAGCTGCAGGTGCGCCACGTCGCGCAGAAGGAGTACGCGCACGGTGACGCCCTGGGCAACTTCAACCGGCTTGCCGAGCAGCTCCACATGGACCGGAAGCAGGTGCTCTGGGTCTACATGCAGAAGCACTTCGACGGTATCCTGGCCTACATCAACGGCTTCAAGTCTCAGCGGGAAGATGTCCGTGGCCGCATCAAGGACGCGAGACTCTATCTCGCCCTGCTCCGAGGCATGATCGAAGAAGAGGAGCAACACGCGAACGCTGGTATCGGCCACGAATCGGCGGAGACAGTCGGTCGGTGAATCCCCTCCAAGCGCTTGAGCAAGTCGTCGCCATCCCTTGCCCCCTTGTTGGCTGTACCCGAGCCAATCAGTGGGGCAGCCGCAACTGGCGGAACGTCCGGGGCGACGCCGTCCTGGCTGCCATCGGCACCCTGTGTCCAATCGACACACCGGCAGGTCCGTTCAACGTCTACCTCTTCAACCACGACATCCTCCAGTTCCGTGGTGGACAATGGAAGGACTGGTGGCGGGACGACTGTCAGCTTCTCGGCGCCGTGGTGAACAACTACACCTCGTTCAACGTGAAGACCGTGGACTTGATTCAAGAGGTTGACGGCAACTTGTCCATACACTACATTGACATCCCTACCAGTGACGAGGCACAGGTGCTCATCTCCAGAGCCCTGCGGGACTGGTGGGACGCTGGTCGCATCGCGAAGGACAGCCCACGAGCGTACGTCTGCAAGTTCTGCTCCGTGAAGGGCAAATGCGATGCACTCGATCAGGAACGTGGCCAGACACACGACTGGCCGCCCAACTACAAGGTTGGCTAATGCAGCCCCAACAGAACGTGCTGGACCCACGGAGTCTCTGTGGGCTGAAGAGCTGTCCGAACCGGGCGACACGACTCTTCGCCTGGCCCATGCGTCAGCCGGTACCGCTCTGTGATACCTGTGGAGACGTGATTGATCAGCTCCATCTGACCGAGCCACGGAGTCCCAAGGAGTGGCTTACCTTCATCAAGGTTCACGGGAAGGCGCATCTCTTCCCACCGGAGCGGGCATGAGTGACATCAAGGAAGTCGAGTACTTCTCTCCTCTCTATCCCAATAGAGAGCTCCTAGAGAAGGGAGTAGAGACGAACTGGGACGCCACCACGGCCACCCAGATCGCCCGCTGCCCCCGCAACGGGGAGTACGCCATCCGCTATGGGCTCGTGGCCAAGGACGAGAGCTACGCCATGAAGGCCGGTGGGGCCCTCCACGCCGCCCTCTCCCTCTTCTATGCGGGCGTGGACGGCGATCTCGCGCTCGTGGAACTCGCGCGCGTGTGGGGCAAGGGCCGCGACTTCGCGCCGCCCTCGACCAAGTTCGGCCACCTGAACCTGGGCTTCCTGGAGACTGTGCTCAAGAACTACATGGACTACGCCAAGCGGCGGGATACCTTCAAGCCGCTGGAAGTCCAGTTCGAGGAGCTCGATCTCTCGAAGGTGGTAGGGGCCGTCTTCCGTATCGCCCCCAACGGCAACGTCATCCTGGGGGAGTCCAAGATCATCATGGACTTCGAGGATGTGGTGGGCCACCCCTTCATCTACTCTGGCAAGCCAGACCTGCCCGTGGAGTCTGGCGGAGCGATCTACCTGTGGGACCACAAATCGACGAACAGCTATCTCTCGACCTACTACTTCGACCAGTTCCGGTTCTCGAACCAGCTCCGGGGCTACTGCGCGATGCTCAGCCGGATGACGAAGATCCAGCTGAACGGAGCCCTGATCAACGGGATCTACATGGGCGAGCGGGCGGTCCTGAGTGACTTCAAGGGAGAGCGCTTCGGCCGCTTCGGCCCGATGCTCTACTCCCCGAGCCACCTGGACGAAGCGATCAAGAACCAGTATCACTGGCGCAAGGCGCTCGACTACTACGAGCAGCAGGGCTACTACCCCCAGCACACGGGCAAGATGTGCGGGGGCTGCACCTTCGCCGAACTCTGTGCGCAGACGCCGATCATTCGTGAGGCCACTATGCACACAGCCTACACCACCGTGGATCGGAGCTTCTTGGACCTATGACACTCGTCACGAAGTACACCCCAGACATTCGCAAGGCGGCCGCCTCAGAGTACGTGGCGTACGTCATCGAAGGTCCGCAGGGCACCGGCAAGAGTACTCTCTGCGGCTCCATGGCCGAGTACGTGGGCCCAGAGAAGACGCTCCTGATCGCCACGCTGGCGAAGGAGATCGAGAGCTGGAAGTACAAGCAGCTCACCATTCCCAATGTCCTGATCGAAGACAAGGACTGGGCACCGTCACTCAAGACCTTCGTGGCCAATGGCTTTCCCGAGTTCCGGAAGCTGGTCCGCTGGCTCAGAGAGGAAGACGAACAGTTTGAAGCCGTCATTCTTGATTCAGGAACTGAGCTCGCTGAAATGGCGTGGCACGCGGCGCTCGCTCCCCATGGCGTGGGCACACCCGCCGACATGGATGGCAAGTCTCGTTGGCTACCGTATGAGACTCTGGCTAATCTGCTCGATGAAGGCATCAAGGATCTGATCTCCTTGACCCAGGTCGCCAAGAAGCGGAAGCATGTGGCCGTGACCTGGCACATCCAGGCGCCGAAGGACGACACCTCGGACGGTGGCGTGAAGAAGGAGAGCGCCGACCATGCCGCCAAGGGTGTCGAGTACGAAGGGGATGTGCTCCCGATGATCCGTGGCTCGTACCGTCGGAAGCTCGGGGCCCAGTTCCCGACCGTGGTCTACACGGACATGCAGATCAAGGCGAACATGGGACTCTCGGCTACGGCCAAGAGCTTCGATGTCCAGTACATGCTCCAGGTCCGACCCGATAACGAACGGCACACGAAGCTGTCTGGGCCGCTGCCGCCCATGCAGTTCATCCCGAATGACTTCAAGGCGCTTCTGGGGCTCATTCGGCAGTCGCAGGCAGCGAAGAAGTGATCACTTCTAACTCTCAGTGAGGCAACATGAAGATCCCATCGCACGTCGCAGAAGGGAAGTCTCCTCCATTCCCCGAGGGTACATTCGTGGGGAAGCTGATCGAGGCCAAGCAGGAGTGGTACGCCTCGGACACGAAGAACGCGCCGGACAAGAAGGACAGCGCTCGGCTGACGCTGACCTTCAAGGAGATCACCCCGGTTGAGGGGCCACAGGTCGGTGCCCGTCCGCTCATGCAGCGGCTCGACATCGTCCGTCCCCCGAAGCCAGGACAGACGCCGATCTCCATCGTGGATGTGACGGAGTGGGATGACTCTATCCCCTACGGCATCCGGCAGTCGGCCACGCTGTTCTCGCAGCTCGGTCTGGCCCTGGGCGCCGCGTCGTTCGACGCCACGGGCAACGTGGACGTGGACCTGGACGAGTTCATCACCGCCCTCTCGGGTGGGGTGTTCACGAACCGGGAAGTCCTGTTCACGGTCGAGCAGCGGAGCTACGACTCCAAGACGCGCAAGAACCCTGACGGCTCGGCCAAGAAGGAGACGGTGGCCAACGTCATCGCGTTCAAGGGCGTGAACGGAGTCGAGGTGGCTCCGAGCCCGGCAGAAGTCGAGGAAGCAGGGCCTTCCCTGCGGACTCGGTAGGCCTTGACAACTGGTGGACCCATAGATATTATGGGTCCATCACCTCGGGGTTCGGGCTCAAGGCTCGGGCCACTCGCTTCGGAAGCGAGGCATCAGGCTGGTTCGATTCCAGCAGCCCCGACTCGACACGGAGACTCTGCCCCGGGCAGATATACAACATGCTGGATGGGGTAACTCACCGGCAGAAGCGGGCGGCAACGCCTCCTCTCCTCCTCCTCTATCGGATAGCCAGTCGTCCGAAACGAACTGGCGTGGGTGGGTGACCAGCCTACGAATGAAGTGGTCACCTTCAGTGATTAGCCTAGCAGACAGGCGCGTGCTTTGGGAGCACGATCAGGCAGGTGCGACTCCTGCATCACTGACTTCAGTAGGTAGCCGAGTGGTTCAGGCGCTGGACTGCAAACCCAGCAACGTGGGTTCGATCCCCACCCTACTGTCTGTGCTGGTGGTGTAATGGAAGCATTGAGCCCTGTGAAGGCTCAGGAACGGGATCGTACCCCGTACAGCACCCCGGGAGATTCGTCTACTGGCTAGGACAGGAGTCCTTCAAACTCCAGAAGAGGGGTCGGAACCCTCCTCTCCCATGTGCATCAGTGGCGTAGTGGCTGCGCGCAAGTCTTCCAAACTTGACACGCGGGTCCGATTCCCGCCTGGTGCTTGAGTGAGATCGCGACTCACGGTAAACAGCTTCGCGATGGTGCCCCTGGTTCTCGTCCTGAGATCCCCGCTACCTCATTAAACGCGGGTACTGCATCTGTAAGTCAACAGCAGACTGCCACCTTGCCAAGGTGGAAGCAGCGGGGGCAGCACCCGCCAGATGCTCTGGAGATTAGCTCAGCGGTAGAGCGCTCGGCTCACATCCGAGAGGCCCAGGGTTCGATCCCCTGATTTCCAACTGGTCGATAGTGTGAACGCAGCACATCCGCCTTTTAAGCGGTAAGGTCTGGGTTCGAGTCCCAGTCGGCCAACTAGAGCAGAGGAGCAGGCACGGCTCCTGCGCCAGTCTCATAAACTGGAATCCGAGGGTTCGACTCCCTCCTCTGCCATCAGGGGCTCGTCTAGGAGCCTAGGACAGGACCCTCTCAAGGTCCAGACAGGGGTGCGAATCCCCTGCTCCTGACTCACCTGTGCAAGGGGAATGTATGACCATCGTGAAGACCGGCGGGAAGTTCGTTCTGAAGAGCAAGAAGACCGGCAAGCCCCTCTCGAAGCCTGGGAGCAAGGCCGCCGCAGTGAAGCGGGAACGGCAGGTCGAGTACTTCAAGCACGCTGGGAAGAAGTAGTAGCATTGCTGCTCTGCCGCAACGGTAGACGGGGCTGGCTCAAACCCAGCTGACTGAAGGTTCGAGTCCTTCGAGCAGCACTGTACATAGAAGAGACTAGCCCCTGGTCTGCGGATCGGTGGGCTTCACGTCAGAGCGGCTATCGGGATGCCAAGCCGCACTTGTAATGCGGATCGTGACGGTTCAACTCCGTCCTCTGGCTCTTGCTTCGATAGGTTAGTGGTAGACCAGCTGCTTGGTAAGCAGCTAGCGCAGGTTCGATTCCTGCTCTTAGCTCTCGGGCCCGACGGCTCATTACCGTCTACCTGGATCGGCAGGGAGTAGGGCTTAGCGGCCCACCGATCATGCATCTGTGCTGGAACTGGCAGACAGACTGGTCTCAGAAACCAGTGACCGCAAGGTCATGGAGGTTCAACTCCTCCCAGGTGCACTGGTCGCTAGCTCAACTGGCAGAGCAATCGGCTCTTAACCGATAGGTTGTGGGATCATTGCCCACGCGGCCAACTTCGTCGGGCAGCTCGAATGGTAGGAGTACCGGTCTGATAAACCGGGGACACGGGGTTCGAATCCTCGACCGACGACTCGCAGTCATGCCGGAACGGTATACGGGCCATCCTGAGAAGGTGGTACAAGTGGAGGTTCGAATCCTCCTGACTGCATTGGGATCTGGGCGAATGGCAAGTCACGCGGCTGTTACCCGCTGAGATGGAGGTTCGAATCCTCCGGTCCCAGTTATGGAGTTGACGATGCAGCAGATCCGAGAGCTGGTGCTAGAGACCAGCGTGGCCTATGGCAACGCGCTTCGAAATGGACTCTCCGTGCAGGTGGCAGAGGGAGTCCGGCTGAAGAAGCTCAAGGATGTGCTGAAGAAGTTCGAGAAGCTTACGCCTCGTTAGGTTAACAGGTAGACCGCCGGTTTCGTAAACCGGGAGCGCGTGTTCGAGTCACGCACTTGGCTCTTCGTGGACAAGGGACTACGGTGTCCCACCTGGCTGTAAACCAGACGCTTCGGCATGCTAGGTTCGAACCCTAGGTCCACGACTTGGAGCGTTGGCAGAGCGGTTGAATGCGCTGCGGTGCTAACGCAGAGGAGTCTCACAGAGGCCCCACCCAGGTTCGAATCCTGGACGCTCCGTATGACAACAGATGAAGCTGTGCGTAGATGGCGAGAGTTGTCAGATGCTCCTGAAGATCATGGTGGAGCGAGCGCACAGCCGCAATAAATGGAAGGTGTCCGGCCGGTCGAGGAAACGGTCCCGAAAACCGCTGGCCCTAACGGGTTCCAGAGTTCGAGTCTCTGACCTTCCGCTATGAAACACAAACATTGGTGGACACGGATTATTTATCCGTGGGGTGCAAGTCGGTACTGGTTGTGTCGTTGTGGAGTAGTGAAGAGAACATAGTCCTGAGATATGACAGTAAACTATCTCAATGCGATTGTCGGCTAGCGGTCCAAGCCATCTCCCTGTCACGGAGAAGAGCGAGGGTTCGAATCCCTCCAGTCGCGTATGTGGACCTGGCTCGCAGCTCTCCTGATGACACAGGGCCTGACAGTGAAGGACATGGGCTACTGTCCAGACGTGTCGAGCCCCAGCTGCCCTGTACGTGCCTACTGGCCACGGAGCTATGATGGAACCGGGACCGAAGCGTATTGGTTGCAAGCAGTAGGAAGCCCCGTGATGGTGTGCTTCGTCACACGGAAGGTATACGGGGAAGCAGTGATCGGACGCCCCACCAGCTGTTGGTGGCGAGAGCGTCACTAATCTGCTCGTGCTGATGGACAGCGACTCCGTTTCTACCGGAGCAATGAGGGTTCGAGTCCCTCCGAGCGGTCTGGATTCTGGTGTAGCTGGTGCGCACGGCTGCCTGAAAAGCAGCAGGCTGCGGTTCGATTCCGTGGAGTCCAACTCGGCTGTAAGCTAACGGAGAGACGGAAAGGCTACGAACCTTTCAGTGTGGGTTCGACTCCCACCAGCCGGACTTGGCTATAGTGAAACGGACATCACGAGAGGCTCCGATCCTCTTAGTCCGGGTTCGACTCCCGGTAGCCAGACTGAGGGATGGTGTAACTGGCAACACGCCGGGCTCTGAACCCGGAGAGTGCAGGTTCGACCCCTGCTCCCCCAACTGTGTGTTCGACCCGTCGCGGGTCGAGAGACCTGAGGAAGTTCGCGACAGCAATGGGGACGTGGGACGCCAAGCAGTGCGGGTAGCGGTTCGCACCACGGCAATGCTGCAACCCAAACAGGGGATCGCTTGACCCTAGAGAACCCCGGGTTGGGGCTTAGACAGATGACGGGATAAAACAGAATCGCGGCTACGGAACACACATCTTGGGGGTATCGTATAGTCTGGGCATTATGCTAGTCCCGCAAACTAGCGACTGGGGTTCGAATCCCCATGCCTCCACTATGAAGCGCACCATCGTAGAGTTCGATATGAAGGCACTCCGTCGGAAGTCTCTTCCGCTCAAGGAGATCGACGACGGGGTTCGGACATTGATCGACGACATGTTCGAGACAGTAGAAGGGATCGGCGTAGGACTCTCCGCGATCCAGGTGGGCGAGCCGGTGCAAGTGATCGTGGTGAACATCGAGAACCAGAAGCTGGCGTTGATCAACCCGCATCTCCGGGCCCAGTCGATCAACCGGAACAAACAGGAGGAAGGCTGTCTCTCCCTCCCTGGGATCACGAAGCCGGTGAAGCGGTCGCTGGAAGTGATCGTGGACTACCGCAGCGTGGACGGTCTCTGGGAACAGATCCACGCCACAGGACTGATGGCGAGAGTCCTGCTCCACGAGCTCGATCACTTGAAGGGCAAGTTGATCGTCGATTACTGAGCAGCAAGAGCGAGATGGGAACGCGCACCCTTGACATGGGTGAGAGACTAGGTTCGATTCCTAGTTGCTGCATGTAGCGAGTGTACCGGCGTACAGGCGAGTCTCCAAAACTTGCCGTCCTGGGATCGACACCTAGACTCGCTGTACTGGAGAGTCGTCCAATGGCAGGACAGACGGCCTTGAACCGTCGAATGTGGGTCCGACTCCTACCTCTCCAACTCACAGTACACCGCGTAAGGCGGTACGTCGTCTGATGGGAAGTCGGCCCCGCTGGTTGTACTGTGCGAAAGGGCAGATACAACACGCACGGTAGGCAAGCCCCCCGCTCCGCCTGCCTCCACCAGTCTGCCACCCTTCCCAGACCCTCTTGTGAGGCAAGAGTTGTGAAGCATCAACGGATGTCGTCACTCAAGTACCAACGTATCGGTTCCGCTGCAGACGAAGAGCACTTGGGGAATCAGTTCTGGCGTGGCTGCGCAGGCTTCCTGTGCGATCACACGGAGTCCAAGGGCCGTCCCTGTCGGAACTGTCTGCTTCTCATCGAGCCCCTGCTCAAGCCCATCATCCGCTTCATTCGCGACGCGGCCCTCGGCAACCGTGCCGACACCGTGATCGGGAAGGCGGACGGCTACGCCTCCATGGGTGCCGCTCTCGACAACTTCCTCATGGATGTGAACTATGTGGTTGGTCTCTCTCAAGATCCAGCTACGGCGGCACGCGCCGTCGAAGAAGCACACGGAGCGGACGATCCTGCTCCGGGAGTTTACGGGAACGATCCCCGTGATGGACCCGGAGGGAGCGCTCCAGATCATGCAGCACCTGAACAAGTCCTTGGCGGAGATCTTCCAGGAAGCCCGGGAAGCATCGAAGCCGTCCCCCAAGCCGACGGAGCCAGCTCATGACTGATGTCATCAACCTCGACGCCCCGCCGCCCATGCGGCCGGTCGCGCCACCCAAGGCACAGATCATGGTGACGCTGGAGCCGGATGGCCAGATCAGTATCCAGTCCAACGTCGCGAACCTCTATGCCGCCGTCGGTATCTTGACGAGCGCGGTGCAAGGCATGCTCATGGCAGCGAAGCAGCCTGAGAGCCGCATCCTTCGGCCATAATGTTCGTACCGCCAGAGATCAACCACCCAGAGCCGGGACACATCCTGTTGATTGGACGTGATCCTGGGGAGGATGAAGAACGTGAAGGACGACCGTTCATTGGACGAGCCGGGGAACTCCTCGACACCGTCCTCGGAAGCGTCGGACTCCGACGCCAAGATGTCAACATCGCCAACGTCTGTGGCTGGCGTCCCCCGGCCAACGACTTCAAAGCTCACGAGCCCGGAAGAGTACTTGAAGGAGTTGAGCAGCTTCAACAGCTCCGTCGAAGACTCCGGCCTAGCCTTACTATCACGCTCGGCAACGAGGCATCATACGCCTGTCTCGGTACTCGATGGCCGACTGCCGGGCGGGGTATCCTTGGAGCCAAAGGTATCGAAGACCGTCGTGGTTACTTCTGGGACACACCGGACGGTCTGGTGCTCACCACCCTCCATCCCGCTGGAGTGCTCCGCAAGCCTACGCCAGGGCGCTATCTACTGGGAATGGATCTCCGTCGAGGTAGACGCTGGCTTGCTGGTGATCTACCCCGTGATGCGTTCCCGGTACCCCTCCGTCTCCAGACCCAAGCCCAAGTGGAGAAGATTCTTCACTCTCGATTGGTGGCGTGGGACATTGAGACGAAGTGGGACATGACCGCACTGCTCTGCAGCGGCTTCTGCGGAGACGACATGCAACCGTATGTAGCGATGTGGGGACACTACTTTGACCTATACGGGAAGCAGATTCTTCTGTCCGACGTGCCGAAAGTTGGACACAACGGACCTGGGTTCGACGTGCCAGCGATGCGACTCTTCTATGATCTCCGTGTACGTCACTATCATCACGACACACAACAAATGTGGTGGGCTCTGGAGCCTGACCTTGCGGGATCTGGTGACACGGACGAAGAAGATAAAGCGATTACGCCCAGCCGTATGAGCCGCAAGGGCCTCGCGTTCCTCGCCTCCCTCTACTTCAACTTGCCCTGGTGGAAGGACTATCCACTCCCGGATGATCCCCAGCACAACGAGAAGATGTTCATCTTGAACGGGAACGATGCCTACGTCACGCGCTGGCTGGCTGCCTGTATGCTCCCCGAGATGGAGGCCGCAGGCTGCCAAGCCCAGTACGAACTCGCCACATCTCTCTACCCCGCAACGGTAGAGATGCAACTGAAAGGGGTACGGATCAATGTCGAGCTCCAGCACCATCGTCTATCTACCCTACAAGCCCGCGCAGAAGCTGCGAAAGAGATCAGCGCAGGTGAAGGCCTTCGCTACATTCAACGCGAAGGAGTGGCAGCGTTTGCTCGGCAGAAGCGCTGTGATTGCTGCGGGGGCGGGACAGTCAGCCGCCAAGCGTGTTGGCGCTGCGCAGGTTACGCTAAGAAGCCCGGGAAGAAGATCGGAGCGACGCTCCATCCTTGTGTACGTTGTAGCGGTACGGGCAAGCTCACGGCGTACCACTTCAATCCATACTCTCCTGCGCAGATGAAGACCTTCTTGTACGAGGCCATTGGGGCCCCCAAGAACATCTGGAATAACAAGATCACCACTGACGCTACCGCATTGAAGAAGGTGCTGCGGTGGGCGAGAGGGCAATAATATGAAAATCATTCCAAGAGATCCTGCCGGGACATCAAGATTTATCCAGATCAGCGTTGGCCCATCTGGACTGTTCGCGCTGGACAACGAAGGGGTCGTGTGGAAGTACACCCGAGTGGACTATTTTCAGGCTCTTCAAGACGACAAGAAGAGAGACGTGAAGAAGGGCGAGCTGTTTCCGATTGCGGTGGATGATGATTACGACAGCAAATACGCTTGCTGGGTGCGCTGCTTCTCGGACAGAGCCTCATGAGCGAAGCCCGTAAGCTCAAGTGTCCCAAGGGACACATCTGGTACACCACGAAGAAAGAGTGGTACTTCCTAGAGTTCAAGGATGCCCTTGGCAACACCATCTGGCTCAAGAGCTGCCCGATGTGCTTCGTGCAGTACATGCACAAACAGGTACTCGACATCAAGGACGAAGGGGTGAAGGATGTCCAGCCGGTTCTCGATCAAGTCGATCAACGAACGCCGAGCAGTGGCGGAGTCAGTAGTAGTCCCGATGCTCAAGGGAGTCCGGGACCGCAAGGTCGCGGGGACGTACAAACGCCTTAGCCCGGGCAAGGATGGCCGTATCCGTACCGTGCTCTCCCCGGACACGGCCAGCTTCCGTATGTCCAGCAGTGACAGTCTTTTGTTCGAGTCCACCAACCTCCAGAACATGGAGAAGAAGGTGGCGAAGCTGGACCCCGAGTACAAGGTGCGGGACATCTTCATTGCTGATGAGGGCATGGAGCTGGTGGCCTGCGACTTCGTGGGAGCTGAAGCGTTCTGCTGCGCTGCCTATTCCAAGGACTGGAAGTACCTAGAGAAGCTCGAAGCTGGCATTGATACGCATGTCGAGCTAGCCAAGTTCATGTTCGAGACGGAGATCACGCCACTCCAGCGGGACATCGCCAAGACCATCCGCTATGCCAGTCAGTACGCCGCCAAGGTACGGACGATCACCCTCAACCTGAACAAGGAAGCGGATACGACAGGGATGTACTTCACCGAGGATCAGGTCACGGTCCTGCACCACAAGCTCTTGCAGCTCCATCCCTTGGAGCTCTGGTGGGATACCACCCGTCGAGAGCTGGAGAAGCAGAATGGGGTACTCTGGAACTGCTTCGGCTACCGTCGGACGTTCCACAACCCTGATCCTGATGAACGTCTCAAGGAGGGTCTCAGCTTCTATCCCCAGAGCACGATTGCGTGGCTCATGAACCACGCCTTGCCCCGGGTCCATACCGCCCTCAAGACCCAGCCAGTCGATATGCTCCTCCAGATCCACGACGAACTCTTGTTCCAGAGCCCGCCAGAGGCCATTCCGACCCTCGTCCGCACGGTCAGCCCGTTCCTCGAACGCCGCTTTGCCATCCACGGTCGAGAGCTCTACATTCCAGTCGAGTGGAAGCGGGGTCACAACTGGGGTCACATGGCCAAGTTCGAGCACAAGGGGATGTAATGCCAGGCTATCGTACAGGCTCATTCGACGCACCCAAGGATCTGGACAAGACGACTACGCCGGATAACACGGCGGTGTTCATTCCTATGGACCCTCCCGGCGCGTTCAACCCTATGCCCGACAATAACTTGCTCGTGTGGTATGACGCCACGAGCTTGAGCGGCACGAATGGATCGAGTGTGACAGCATGGGTAGACAAAAGTGGCAACGGGAACGATCTTGGCCCCTCGGGATCGGGTGGCGGGAATCCCACCCTGACAGTTCCGGGGCAGAACGGTCTCCCAGTGGTCGCTTTCAGTGGGACGCAATGTCTCCAATCAGCGAAATCCTGGCTCGTCAAGCTCGGTTTCACGAATCCTTACTCGATTATCAGCCTGACACGACTGGCAGGGTCGATCAACACCGACACGCTGCTCACGACTGCCTTGAGCAACAACAATGGAGGGATCTTTCAGTATCAGGATCTCTTCACCATTTCCAACGCAGTCAATATCGTCATTCTCCGGCAAAGCGGCGTAGGATTGTCTACTGATGTTTACCAGTATAACGATGGCACAAGTATCAATATCGTCGGAGAATGGGCGCTATGGTCGTGGGCGTACAGCGGACAACAGCTTGTGCAGCTGGATAACACTAGAGCTATCCCGTGGCTTTACAAGAACCAGATTCTCAGAAACATGCACCGTATTACAGCGCAGTTCACTGGAGTGCCAAGTGTTCTTGCAGCGAACCCGACATTCGTTGGCGGTCGAGGAAATGGAAGTCAGCCAGGCGGGTTTGTGGGAAGTCTAGCTGAACTGCTTGTTTACAACAGTGTCATTCCCGATGCCCAGCGAGCAGCAGTAGAAACGTATCTCCGTCACAAATGGAACTTCTAACAGGAGGCAGTATGTCTCACAAGCCGAAGGATGAACAAGCGTGTCCCACCTGCGGCACCTCGTGGCTCGCATCAGAGTCGCTCGACTGTCCACTCTGCTCACAGCCGCAGGGACCCGCACTCGATCAGGAGCCGATGGTGATCCGAGACAACGATCCAGGCGATGAAGACCTGGATGAGTTGGATGACCGGAAGTATGACACATCCAAGGTCAACGTGTCCCTGACCGATCTCAACTTCCCTCAGTACTGTGCCGTGGCCCAAGTGGTGGGTGCGGCCTTGATGGCGTTCCATCCCGAGGTGTGGATGGACGACCCCACCGATGCCCAGCAGCGTCTGTTCTTCATGGAAACCCTGCTAGAGATGGCCGATCACGCCATGGTCAAACTCACGCTCGACGACGCCCACGATCTCAAGAAGAAGTTCGCTACCGTGACCGCCGCGATTCACGCCCAGGTTGGGATGGACCCCAAGAAGGTGTTCGAGAAGCTCGAAGCCGCGTTCCAGAAGGTGGGTATCCAAGTGGGGCGGGATGAGCGGGCAGCACCTCTGGACAGCTGAGGCCCTGCGGGATCACGTCTTCCCCCAGGCGTTCCTGATCGAGCCCTTTCTTCCCCGAGAGGGCATCTGCTTCTTTCATGGCAAGCGGAACATCGGTAAGAGCCAGTTGGCCCTGACGCTGATCGCCTGCCTGAGTGAGCATGGTGCTCTCTTTGGGAAGTATCCTACACATCCCTATGGGCCTATCGTGTATGTCCAAGCGGACATGTCGGCCCACATCCAGCAGCGTCGCATCCGACAGATCCAGGAGCTCTATCGACTGAAGGATGTCCACTTCTTCTTTCCACGGTTCTTCGATCTGGCCCAAGTGACCATGAGTGATCCGGTCATGTGTGAGATCGCCCATCTCCGGCCCTCCATCATCTTCTGGGACACGCTGCGGAAGATCCAGCGGCTCGGCACGAACGATGACGATGCGGCCAGCTTCATCTACGGGAAGTCCCAGGAGATGTTCCCGACGGCTACTCACTTCTTCATCCATCATGACAAGAAGACGGTGGTGGACCAGGAGCAACTAGATCCTGATGAGCTCTTCCGAGGCAGCGGAGCGTGGCTGGACGATGCGGACACAGGCCTCCATCTCCAGCGCGTGGCGGGGAACCGGCTCATGCTCAGCTTCACGAAGACGCGGACCTGCGAGGCCCAGCCCGAGATCCCCTTGCTCTTGCATTCACAGACCCTCTTGTTGTATGCTACAGGCGAACAGGTGGACAAGCTGGCCACGCACTGGCGCCAGCGTCACCCCCGTGGCACGACCGTGGAGCTGGAGCAGTACTTGCTCGGCTCCTTCGTCGCTGGGCCACATGTCATCCAGCAGTACTTGGAAGGGAGCAGCCATGTTCCAGTCGAACCTGCACATCGAGATCGCTGACGATCAAGTGATCATCCACGCCAACACGGATGACGACAACGATGGCGCGGCGTACGTCCTCACCCCCGAGCAAGCCCTAGAGCTGGCCCAGAAGCTCATGGTCAGCGCCCAGGTCTCTGCCAAGTCCCGCAGCGCCCGCTTCGCGAACTAACCAGCTTTCCTTTTCCAAGCATGAGGCCGGATGCCGAGTCACGGTATCTGGCCTCGATGCTATGGGGGATCATCGTTCCTAGGGCATCCTGGGCACACTGTGGGGTGCTCTGCGCGCAGCACGGCGGGGGGGGTTGCGGGTACCGGGTACCTTTGGGCTCACGGCGCGACCCCGGAGGCCGCATGTATCAGTGCAAAGAGTGCCACGAAATCTTCGATCAGCCGGGTGAGCTAGATGACTGGGAAGACGATCTCGCATCACCATTCCCACTCGTGCTGCCATGCTGCCCGCACTGTGGCAGCGAACGATTCACGCCCATGCCGGAGGACGATCCAAGGGAGGAACGATGAGAGAGAATGAGAAGCTGGCCTGGTGCATCTGGGGAGCGCTCACAGTGATTCTTGGTATCGCCACTGTGATAGCCATCTTCAGCATGCACATCCACCCCACACCCAATGGGGGATTCTACGTCTGGCTGCCTGGTGAGCGGCGGCTCGTCTGCATCGTGCTCATTTTAGTCGCTCTCGTCATCAGCGCCTTCGTCATACGGCTTGTGACGATGGGTGACTATGATGACATCCGTCGTCAAGCCGTGCGAGACTACCGTGACGGTGCTGCAGAGCGAGGACCAGGCATGGACGCTTTCGAGCTCCGTATGGAGGTGGCACGGCTCAATGCCCTGCTCAGAACGGTGGCGCTATGAAGAGCGGAGGCAAGATGTACGCTGTGCAGCTGATGGACTTCCCTGAGGAGATCATCGCTGCCGAGAGTCCGAAGAAAGCGAAGACGCTGTACATCAGGAATCTGCAGGCGCTGCTGGATCGGGCGCGCTACGGCCAAGATGGCAAGGCGCTGGAACAGCTGGGGATTCACTGTCGCAAGCTCATGGGGCTCTACATCTAGCGTGGGACCCCTGCAATACTCCGAAGTTGGACGGCCACGTTAGTGTGCTGCGTGAAGGGGTTGGAGCGCAGCACGGGGAGGAATCATGCTCAAGTATCCGGATACCGCTCCACTACCGCCTGCAGCGCCTCCACCGCATCAGCATGAGTGGAAGCGGCAAGGGGGTGGCTGGGATGTCCGCACTGGCAGGCGAGAGCCGTATGAATACGGCTGCTCGTGCGGTGCCGACATGTACATCGAACGGGATGGAGCCAACGTCATCACCATCACCGTAGAACCGCTGAAGACCGCAGAAGTGTGGATGCAAATCGAGATGATGAATCACACGGAGGAAGCTAGGCCGGTGAGAAAGGTGCATCCTTGGCTAGAAGGTGCTATGGCCGCCGTGCTGGAACAGCAGATTCTGCCGCAGCAGTTGGGGCAGTTCATGGCTGCCATTGCTCCACAGGGGCTGCAGTGGCCTGTAAATCCACCTGGGCAACGGGGAGGCTGAGATGCCACCGCTCATGGAACAGCTGGTCGCAGAGGAGATCAAGCGCTGCGAGACGTTCCTGACGAAGTATCCAGGCTTGAAGACACCGCCTCGGATGCCCGTCAAGACGTTCGTGCAACGGTGCGCCCACATGCATCGGCAGCTCTTGGAGATGTGGGAAGGATGGGAGCATCAGGGTCCCGTCACGCTCATCGAAGATCCTACCGCAGCGAAGCGGGCTGCCAAGACCGTGTACGACAAGTTCGCCGTGGCCGTCAACGCAGTGCTCATCAAGAACGGATATGAGATGGGCGGCACACCAGTGTATGGCCCACGTCAGTTCATGGTGGAGCTGTATGTTGGCGCGGACGGCGTAGGCGCAGTGGCGCAGTCACAGAACTTCCTGTGCGCCAAGACCATCCAAGAGAACTACGACGGCTACAAGCTGCCCAGCAAGGGTGTCTACGTCACCGCTGGCCAGTACGTGGAGCGTGAGACACGCAGCGGTCGTGAGGTGCGGAAGTACATCAAGATCAAAGCACGGGTGGGCCAGCGGATCGCTCCACTCATCATGGAGGCCCTGGAGGATGCAGGGATCACGAAGCAGTGGCCGGACATCAGCGAGGTGTACGAGAAGCTGTTCGTCCAGCTGGGCGAGTCGGTGTGGGTGGGGCAGCAAGTGCCCGTCGCCGTCACCCTCACTGCCAGACCCTCTGCCTTCCTGAGTCTCGGCCATTACGAGGGGATCGACGCTGGGTCCTGCTACCGTAATGCCGGACTGCATGACAGCTCCAAGCTGTTCCTAGCGGCTGACTTACCCGACTCCTTCGTGATGCTGACGTATCGGGGCACCGCCGCAGATGAGGGGGGAAAGAAGCTCAAGCAGGCGCAGGAAGCTGGGAAGCCCCAAGGTCGGGGCTGGGGCATCGGGATTCCCCGCAGAGGCTGCGTGGTGAGCAACTTCTACGGGCTCACGAAGGAGCTGGTCTATCCAGCGGTGCTCGCAGCGGTTGAAGCAGGCTTGAACGTGCCAGCTCCAGAAGCCTTCGGTGGGCATGTCATCAGCATCCGCGATCACCAGAATCAAGCGTTCTACACGAACGCGGATTGCACCTATCTCGCGGGCAAGACAGCCTTCCGCACCAAGTACACCGAGCACTATCTCCGTGAGGTGCTCAACTACGCTGACAAGCTGGGGCTCTACACACGCAATGGCGCTGGCCCGGGGCGTCCGCTCCCTGAGCTGGAGCTGCCGAAGGTCTGGCCCTATCCTGAGGTGGACAACAAAGCAGCGGTTCTCGCTGGGGGGATGTTCGTATGATCAAGCTGACAGAACAGCAGCGGCTGTTGGAGAACTTCCTGCGTCCCACCGAAGATGAGGTGGTGGCGAAGTTCCTCAAGCTGCCAGGAGCGATCCGGAACAAAGAGCCGGGCTTCAAGTGGGTCTACATCCCCGGCAAGCGGCCTGACCGTGTGTTGTGCGTGGCCCATGCTGACACGGTACACGAAGACAAGCCCATCAACGATCTGCTCTGGATCGGCGATGTGTGCTGCCGCATCGGTGGGCAGTCCGGCGGTGGGTGGGGCAAGGGTGCTGTCGCCAGTGGCCCACTCGGCGCTGATGACCGTGCTGGGTGTGCGTTGATGTACGATCTGTGGGATGGCTCTCACTCCCTGCTCGTCACCACCGGTGAAGAGCGTGGACTGGTGGGCGCCCGTGCAGCGGTGCAGGACATCAAGAAGGAGCTGGAGAAGCACCAGTTCGCGGTCCAGGTAGACCGGCGTGGTGACCGGCAAGCAGTGTTCTACGATGTCGGCACGGACAAGTTCAAGGCGTTCATCACGTCCACGCTCAGCAAGTTCGACTTCGAGAACAAGCCGTGGCGGGAGTTCGAGGGCAGCAGCACAGACATCCGCCACATCTGCGGCGAGATCCTGCTGTGCGGCGTGAACCTCTCGGCGGGCTTCTGGCACGAGCACAGCGATGGGGAGATGCTGCTGCTCGGCGCCTGGATGCACACGCGCACCGTACTCAAGAAGCTGCTCAAGCTGGACAAGCTGGAACAGTTCAAGTTCCGTGCACGGACCTACGCGCCGGTGACGCAGTACGGCGGCGTCAGCTACTACCATGTCGGCAGCATGTTCGTCTCCGATGTGGAGGAGCTGATCAAGGAGGTAGACAAGATCGACTTGGCCACCATCAGCGGCAAGAAGCGCAAGAAGCTGGCCGCCAAGGTGCGGAAGTTCGTGGAGAAGGCCAAGATCCAGCGGTGGCAAGCGGTGCGGATGCTCGATAAGATTTACCCTCCGGAGCTGGCAGCGGACAAGGAACACCAGCTGTTGCTGCTGCCAGCAGCCACACCGATGGCCGACAGTTACCAGAACAGGGACGACGTTCTGTGCTACTGCGGCGCGGCGGAGCTTGCGCCCGTCGAGGAACACAAGCTGTGGTGCCACAAGCGCCCCAGCCGGGCCGCTACCGGCAAGGTGCGCGTTTGTCTGCACGGAAAGCCTATCGCTGCATCGTGCACGGAGTGCGAGAAGGCCGCTGTTGCTCACTCGCCCTGCCCGTCCTGTCGTAACACATACGTCCACAAGGCGGAGTGTCCCAACGATGGGGCATTCTCGGTGGGTGTTCCGGGCGGCAAGGGGAATGTTCGTTCACTACCCACACCACAGCGCACCTGCGAGACGTGCGCTGAGCTGCTGCCCAACCACAAGCCGCAGTGCATCTGGAACAAGCCTGACTTGTGCGGCTACTGTCACCGCAAGATCGCTGATGGACACAGCATCATCTGCCCAGACTGGGGTGGTGAGCGTGGGACAAGGGCCGAAGGTGACGGCTTTTGCAGCGAGTGCTACTACAACCTCACCGTCAACAATGGGCAGCATGCAGATACCTGCAGCTTTGCCACACACAGTCGCGTGCGAGTCAAGCCCAAGGCTCTTACGGGCACTGTCCATCAAGAGATTCCTGCACTTGAGGTGACGGTGTGCGTGCATCACTGCAGCCAGTGCAGCAACAACATCGTCGCCGCACGTCAGAACGGAGTGTGGAAGCACTCACGACTCCCGCTCAATCAAGCGGCACCGAAGTATCCCCGGGGCTGCATGCTGCCCTATGTCTCGCCCTGCACGACACACAGCAAGGAGAGCCACGAACTCGTGCAGTGGTACGAGATTCGGGTCAAGGAGGCGTTGGACAATCAGAAGGTCCCAGAACCCAGCAGGCACGCCTTACCGCCTGCTGCCATACCAGATCCACACGACGTTACTGCTCAGCTTAGAGAGGCAGGAAGCTGGGAGTAGAGGGGAGGGCAGGAGTGTCACGACACAAGCGCTTTGCGTTGCTCGCAGCGGTCTTCGCGATGCTGCTGATGGGCCTACTTATGTTAGGCCTGTTTACCGCATGCGTGCTCTACAGCAACCCAGACATGGCTAGGGCAGGGCTGCGTTCCTAGCTCAGGTGTCCACCATAACGCAGCGAACCTCTGCAGAGAGGAACAGTCAATGTACGTCCTGTGCACCAAGCCCGCACGGCGCATCGCACACCCGAACTGGCGGGTCCACCAGGTCAGCACGCAGAAGTACGTGCAGGTGCAGCCGAACGGGAAGTTCAAGTTCGTGACGAACGAACAGCAAGCGACGGTCTTCAAGACGGCCAGCGATCTGCTGACCGCCGTGTCGCTCCGGGCGCAGCAGGTCCGCAAGATCACGAACGACCTGACGTGGGCGGAAGCCACCGTCGGTGGGATCAAGGTGGGGGCGCCGCTGAACGGCGACCGCTACTAGCAGTAACGGGCTCCGGTTACCGGTATAAAGCAGCGCAAGCTGCGGCCCACCACTGCCTCGTAGCTCAGTTGGTAGAGCGTCCATTCAATACCGCCCTGCATGAGGACAGCAACTGCACGCGGTCACACATGGAAGGTCGCAGGTTCGAGTCCTGCTGAGGCAACTGTATCTTGGCCGAGTCGTCTAAGGGTATGCTATTGCTGATGATAGCATAGGGGAACTGGTGGCACACTACTTAAATGCAGGACTGTTCCCGAGGACCCCCGCCTCTCTGGTGGGAGATCAAGGTTCGAATCCTTGCTTGGCTATGCAGTTCAACCCGGGAGGAATCATGACGTTGCAATCTTTTCTGAAGGCGCTGAGCAAGACCACCGCGTACCTGAAGTGGACGGTTCAAGGCGGTACGCTTCGTGCGACCATACGGCCAGAGGCACTAAAGCTTCGCATCGGTGGCACGGTGGTCAACGGTGAGGTGGCCGAGCTGGCCAGACAGAAGATCAGGGAGGATGCGGGCGGAGACTTCTGCCCCATCAGCGCTGTGGCCTTCATCGAAGGCAAGGGCACGTTCCGCATCAGTGAGACCCGCAAAGCTAAGGGCTGGCTCAACGCGGATCTCCGGAGTCGGATCGTTAGCGGCGCGGACAGCCCGAAGGGCAAGCTGCGCGAGAAGCTGAAGAAGGCAATCGGGAAGTAGGCAGTACGGCAGCGTCGTCTAGCGGGTTTCCCGCAAGGGAATCAGAGGAGCCATGTGCTCATGTCGCCCTTGAGTGGCTAGGTCCAAGCTGGGAGGGTGTGTTAGGTCCCCACCGTGGTGCTTTCGAGTGCTTTAACAGCTTGTGAGTCTAGTTGCAAGATGGGGAGTTGCAGGCGCACGATACCCTAGACTAGATAGCATGGCTATCATAAGTCTCTGTAGCTTGAGGAGTTATCTCTGCTAGGACACTCGGTCTCAACCGAGAGACACTGGTTCAAAGCCAGTCGCTGCTACTAACGCTGGGCCTGATACGGCTGCTACTCTCTATTCGCTGCAGCGGGTAGACCACCACGTCCGTAAGATGCGCAAGGCCCAGCACGTCATTGACTGGATTGTGCGTGAGGAGAAAGGCTTGCAGCAGGGAAACGGCGGGTGAACGCTCTCCGTAAAGCCCCTGGCTTTCCTAGCTCATGGAAAGGGTGGGAGCGTTAGCGGTGTGCACACTGCGAAGCGCAGTAACGCATGGTCCAGTTTGCGGTTGCAGTACAGTGGTCCCACTGATTCACTCCAACTGGAGGTTGTAATGTTTGCAACGACCGCGAAGAGCGCTCTGCAAGCGCTGGACGAGTTCTTCACCTACGGCGACCCGATGGAGACGAAGCGTCTCTGGGACGTGCTTGGCTTGGTGCGGGGTCCGGACGATCAGAGCAACAAGACCAACAGCACGGCCACCGTGCGTGGGCGTGCATTCCCCCGGGCTTACGCAGCTGGCAAGCTGCTGGGGGAAGCCAACAGCCGTTCGATCAGCGAGATCAAGGGCGGCAGTTCACACTTCGGGCAGCACGCACAGAGCGCCAAGGAAGCACTCTTGGCCATCTTCCCCGAAGCACCGACGGCCAGAGCGTACGGCGCCGGTGAGTACAACTCTCAGGCTGCGCTGGTCAGCCTGGGCAAGATTCAGGGCTAGCCCCTGGAGAGCTAGGGTGCAGGCGAGAGCCTGTCCAATGTGAGCCATCTCAACGCGCCAGTAGGCGGGCGGGCCATTGTGTCCTGAGGTAGCAGGGGCTGGGTGCGACTCCCAGCCTAGCTTTAACGGGTAAGGGAGACGTAATAGCGTCTCTCGCTGACGAGCGACACAGCACTATGCTGGTCACCTTACCCTCTGGCGTGTTACCACGCACGAGCAACTGACCTTGCTCTGTGGTGACCGTGCAGATCTGGTGCACATCACTAGACAGTCCGTGCTAGTCTTCCCTCCCAGTCTGCTCTAACATGGCTTGTGTCCTGGCCATGTCTACGGTGTACGAGATCAGGGCGCTTCCTCACCGTGAAGCCTACTCGCTGCAACGAGATAGCGGCCTCTGCGGGTTGCACGCAAGCTGAGCCACTTGTGCACATGTTACACGTATGCTCCAACACAGCCTTGGATCGGGAGTTACCGGCCTGTCAGGTTGTGAGCACATCAGGTAGTATACAGCATCACATGTTCCTACTACCTGAAACCCCTTACTGCTGACCTAGCGACATGCAGCGCCTGGACACTTAGTTAGTGCGAGTGGCGGCAATGTTGTGAATGCCCAAGGGCTGGGCCAGGACTGATAGCCCGGGCTGGTCAGAGGAGGCTCTATGAAAGTCATCGCGCTTGGACTGTGGGTACTGTTGCTCATCGCTATGTCACAACGACCGTTGCCGATTGCTATGCCTGCGATTGCTCCCCAAGCATGGGAGGCGGCGCAGTCCTGCAGTCAACTCAAGCCAAAGCCTGGCTTCGACTTGGCACGAGTGCACTGGTACGTCGATGATCTGCGCGTCAAGGATCGCTTCCACGCGATGATTGGCTTGTGGATCGCTCCAGATACGATCATCCTTGATCCACTCACGCTGAACGATAGCGTGACCGTTGTGCATGAGCTGTTGCACTACTTGCTGCAGCCCGCACCGAACGAGGAGAAGCATCCAGTCCTGTACTTCGTCTATCGCTGCCATCTGTTGCAACTCCCTGTAGGAGGCTAAGATGCGACTACTCAGAGGATTGCTCTACCTGCTGCTGGGCTTGCTCGCAGGCTGCATCACGGTGACTTCTCCGTGCTTGGAGTGGGCACCCGCAGCGGACACCGTACGCACCGCAGGCGGGCAGCTGGACACAGTGCCTGTGCTGCTGTGCACAAAGCAAGGAACGCCTCATGGTTAAGCACACTAACCAGTTCCCACTGCCCACAGCCTTCGTAGGGCTGAAGGCTGCTGAACATGTGCACAGCTGGGCCGAGGAAGGCGAGGGCCATGCGTTGTGCCATGAGTGTGGCGCTGCTCGCTTCGTGAAGATGACCGAGGATGGCTACCGCTACACAGAGATGCTAGAGCCTGTGAGGGTGAAGCATGCACTCGCCTTCTGCGGAGGATGCAAAGGTTTGCTGGTGCTCTGTAGCGCGTGTGCAAGAACCTGTCACAGAGATGCTGAGAAGGGCCTGGCTAATCTCAACAACTACCGCTGCAAGAAGTGCTGTGCTTGTGATGAATCAGAGGAGATCGTGATGGATGTGGCAGGAAAGAAGCGTCTCGATGTTGGCGTCTCCTACGACTTCGACCGTGATGTGTTCGTGACACGAGAGGAGCTAGTCGATGACATCCCATTCTAGCGCCGTAAAGCGGCTGCCTGTGGGTATTCGTAAGTCCCGCAAGCATGCTGGTGGCGCGAGTGCTGGCGTCAGTTACAAGATCCCCTACAGCACAACCGCTTGTGTCGCATGCCATTACGAGTACGCGGTGGATCGTGGCCATCACAGTCCACCGTGTCCTAAGTGTCGTGCTATTCAGCCCTTACAAGCGGGGTGGCAATGATCTACGCCGTGCTGCATATCTCCCCTGCAGTTCCAATGCTGCAGGACGTGAGCGTCGATGGCCCATTTCACAGTGCTGCGGCTGCCGCAGAACACGCTCAGTTGTACAACGACCTAGATGCTGATGCCATGGGCATTGTGGTCGAGCTGAAACCCTGCACTTGTCACTCCGCCTAAGATGTCCTTGCGGCTAGCCCGTACCTTGGGGGGTCGCGGTCGTGGTCCGGGCCGCGCCCCACCCCTCAGGAGGGAGCTATGCCCGCTGAGATTGATCCCCGTGATGTAAAGATGCTAGATGCAATGGGTTACTCACCATTGCCAGATGTTCGCACGATCAAGCCAGAGTGCTACTACCAAGACAGCACTGGCATTCATCCCAAGCACGGTGAGCACGCGGCACGCCATTTCAGAGCGTTCTTCACAGGCTTCCTGTATGGCGCTTGGGATCGCGGGCTCGGTGCAGTCGTGTTCTACGACCGTGACGCTGCGTATATCCCACAGCAGTAGACAGCCCAATGTTTCCAGGCTGAGAGAAATCCACATCTGATGCACGCGCAAGCTGGCCGATCCGGCCCCTTGCGGGTAGGCGGTAACTTAGAGTGTCGGGAGCGGGCGCGGTCCCGCTCGGCGCGGACCATCGGCGCGAAACGGTGGCACTGATCGGAGCTAACCTTATGGCAACGGCCAAGTTGAAACCCATCGAAGCGATTGTGCGGCTTATCCGCAACAACTGCGCGCACAATACTGCGGTGGCACTGGCGTATGTGTCCGAGCCGCAAGCCTTTGCGGGCTTGACGGACGCGCAACGCAAGCAGGTTCACAACGGCGCGTGCGCCCTGCTCGGGCTCGACGTGACCGCCACTCACCCCGAACTGATCGCGACGGCGGCCCAGTTTGAGCTTGCGGGCCGTCAGCCTCGCTTCAGTTGGGTGCATCAAAACTACTCACCCTACGCCGAACCCGGGAAAGCTCGTCGCCCGGCGCTCAGCAAGCAGTATGCCCTTGCGGTGACGGCGGGGCTGATCGCGCCTCCGGTAGACTTCGTGGAGGCGTGCAAGGCTGGCACGTTCGCGAAGGAGACCAATGCGGGCGGTGTCATTCTCGCCGCCCCTCGGCGCGGAGGGTACATCCTCGCCGTCAAGGCGGACGCCGAAGCGAGCAAGGCGGAACGGCCGAGCGGAAAGAAAGCCGCCGCAACCCCGCAGGAGATCGCAAGTTGGTTGTAGCGGTAACGTGGTCGGGGCGTGCAACTTGCGCCCCGATCATTCCCTCCCGTTGTCCCCATCCCCGCAGCTAACTCCATGCAGAAGCATGCTTTAGGGTCCCATCCCGACCCGATGTATCATCAGATGATGACATCAAAAGCGCACCGGGAGAGTCCTCGTGAGCACGCACCCACTGTACCTTTTCCTCGTGAGCATGCACCGCCGTTAGATCTTGGGTCCCATCGACTTACCCTAGGGGATATTGACACCCCTACTGGGCTATATGGTACCTTGGGTCCTATGCGGGTACTCATCTGGGCAGCACTCTTCATTTCCACGGCATTGCTCGACTGGCTGGCGTGTAAGTGGCAGGATGCCGCGACACGTCTGGGTCGAGCGAACTACTCCGCAACCTACGAACTCATCGCTTCCCTCTCGGTCATTGCCATCGCGGTCTCGCAGAGTGCCTGGCTCGCAATCCCATGTGTTGCGGGAGCTTGGGTAGGTAGCTATCTTGCAGGGGAACGTCCACAGGGAGCAGACAATGCGCGGACCAACGACCGGAGATCTCTCGAAGCTCGTGAAGACGGCCCATGCCCAGCAGGGGATGCCCCAACAGGGCGCAGTCCCGGCGATGGCATCGGGGACCATCCACAGCATCGAGCTCCATCAGGACCATCCTGGCGTCGCCCGGGTGCGGATCAAGCATGGGCAGCCAGCGAAGCCGGGGAAGGGCAGCGGACTCGGGTTTGATGACCGTCCCGAGTCCACCGCCCACGTCCACATTGACGATGCCAACCACCTGAAGATCGGCCAGAAGGTACATCTCCGGGTGCGTGATGGAGCGTACGGCGCAATGAGCGGGGACGAAGCCACGGAGTAGCCATGAAGTGGACATCCGAGATGCTGGAACTGACCCCCCAGTTCTGCGTCAAGTGCGAAACACGGGTTCGCACTATCCTTCCATCTCGGTATCTCGTAGCCAACATGGTAGTTGTGCGCTGCGGCCACTGTGGGTACATTCTAGCGAAGCTCCCTGGCGAGCTCGTACAACGATCTCTTGGAGTCTCCAATGAGTAAGCGTGAAATCGACAAGTTGATCTCCGACATCCCCGGCCAAGTGAAGGCCGCTCACGCCTCCGTCCGCGATGTGAACGTGAAGAACACCACACCCGAGGCCATGGGTTCCAACGGCTACGACGGTGACGTGGTGATCTGCCCCTCGGACTACGGCTTCGACATGTTCGGCGCGACCGGTGACGGCTACATCAAGGAACGCTCGAAGGAGATTGCCAAGCAGTCCCTCGCGGTCCATGGCAAGCCCTCCAGCGGTGCGGATCACTCCACGAAGGGTGATGTCGGCCCCAAGGAAGGCATCCGCGAGCGCAAGGAAGTCGAGACTATCGGCCTCGCTGCTGACGATGAGAGCATCCAGTCGGTCACCACCAAACAGAAGTATGGCTCCACTCAAGAGGGCAACTAACATGGCGCGCAAGAGCACACTCGGTGGACTGACGGCTGACAAGGAGACTCCACCCTCCCCGACCAAGATGACCACCGGCGACGTGCACGGTAGCGGCGCCAAGTCCGGTCAGTACCCTGGCGAGCGCCAGTGGGAAGGCATGGCTGAAGCGGGCGTTCAGCACGAGCCCACGAACACCGGCCAAGCCTCTGAAGGTGGCCGTGGCACCGATCCGGCCCTTGCCGGTGACTACGTCCACTCGGCCAAGTCCAACTCTCAGGGTCCCACTCCAGGCAAGTTCCAGGTCAAGAACCCGAATGAGCGTCTCGAAGTCTCCATCCCGAAGGCTGAGGGCCAGTATCCTGGTATCCCGGTCCCGATGACCTACGGAGAAGGCTTCGACGGTCTCCGTGACACCAAGGGCAGCCTCGGTGGCGCGACCTACGATACCCAGACCCGCGAAAGCGGTGTCGGCAACGTCCGTGGCGGTCAGTATCCGGGCATTCCCCAGGCTCCCCTCTTCGCTGGGAACGCGGACGATGTTCGTGGCATCTCCAAGGACGAAGGCGCGGATCTGAATCTCCGGGAAGTCCCCGAAGACGATCAGAACCTCGGTGGTCGCATGGTGGAAGACGCCAACCCGAACTAAGCCTACTCAGGCAGATAATCCACCGGTGCTGTGGCGGCCGGTGGTTCCACCATTTGGGCTCCCAACAGATCAATACGTCGCTTGATCGCCGTCGGCTGACGTTGTAGGGCCTTCGCCATATCTACGAGTGTCTTTCCTGCAGCGGCCATGTGAGAGAGCTGCTCATCATCCTGTGGCGTCCATGGCAAGAACGCCTTCGGATAGTCCTCCCGCATCAACTTCACCTTGTCCTCTGTCATGCTGTTGATACGGTATCCACAACGCGGGCACTTCATATTCCCTTTCCCTCCAGGTGTCATCATCATCTGCGTAGGCAACCCCGTCGGGGGTTGCCAGCTATTATACCCTTATTTGCTATCTTGTCAACCCCCGTGTACTATTGACACATGAACGAACGCGCTATCGCCGAGCTCGAAACACTGATCGGGGAAGGGCTTACTCCCAAGACCCTCGATCAGCTCTATGACACCCTGAAGCTCTTCGGGGTCATCCTCGGCTACTCTGCCCTGCTCGATGCTGCAGTGAACGGCACGGACAAAGAGCGCGTCCCGGCAGCCCGGGCCCTCATCAATCTCAAAGAAGACCCAGAAGGTATCGCAGAGCGTCTCCGCCGCTCCCGCTTCTCTCACTTGTCCGTTGACGAGCTCAAGGGTATCGTTCAGAAGATCAACAGCGGAGACGCCAACCTCAAAGAGTTGTTGACCCCAGTCGAGAGTGAGTCCCATGGATAACCTCGGTATCGTCCGTCGTGAAGAAGAGATGCGTGGTCGGTGGCATGTCGCAGGAGGCAAGTACTACAAGGCCATGACTGGCTCGCCGGGTGGCGGTGGACATGCCTCCACCACGAACACCACGCTCTCCTCGACTGCCGCGCTCTTCGAGATGGAGAACCCCAACCAGATCTATCCCTTCTCGGCTGGTGGCTCGCCGTCGCTCATCGCCAACGCCGCCCAAGACCCGCTCGGTCAGGGCAGCATCTTCATCTACCCGCACTACTTCCGCGCCACCGTCGTCAGCCCAGGTACCGGTACCACTTCTGTCGAATGGTGGCTGGTCATCGACCCGAAGCTCCGCTTCAACTCCGGCGGCTTCCAAGCGATCTCGCCGGAGTATGGCGCCGAGAACGTGCTCGTCATGAACCAAGCAGGCTTCGCGCCAACGGCCAACGTCCACGTCGGTGCCATCTCGCTCAACGTGGCTGGCACGAATCGTCTCATCTGCGGCCGTGGCACGCTCCGTCAGGGTCTTCCAGTCGTTGGCGATGAGTGGCTCTGGATGTTCGGTGACACCTTTGCGGGATCAGGCAACAAGGCGGGCACGACGGCCCAGTTGATCACGGAGAACGTCGGCCCCATCTGCATTCCGCCTCAGTCCAGCTTCGCGATCTTGGCCTGGTATCCCGGTATGGCCACCGCCTTCAACATCGAGTTCGAGTGCGCGTGGTGGGAACGGCAGTACTAGGAGGGGTATGATGCAGCTCACCCATATCTCGAACTTCATCGACAACTTGCCGTCGGCTTGGAAGGCGATTGCGGCACTGGTCGCAGTGATCAGTCTCATCGCCGGAGTCTCAGGTGGCGTGCGCGCGGGCCTGCAGATCCCTTCCAAGCTCGATGCGCACATGATCCAAGCTGACACGATTATCGCTGAGCTGCGAAAGGCGAACACCATTGCCGCGCAGAACCAGTGTATCGCTATCTCGCCCAGAGCATCGTGGCTGGAGTGTCTGAGAGCCAAGTGAACGAGCTCGCCAACTACCGCGACATCGAGAACGAGCTCCGTCGCCGGGAGCATGAAGATCCCCTCGGTCTCGTCTACAAGCCGCACAGCGTCCAGATCGAAGCCCATCAAGACCGGCACCCTATTCTATTGGTCGTGGGCGGTAACCGCTCCGGTAAGACCTGGTACGCCGTGGCGGAGGCCATCTACTACTGCACCGGTCGTGCCGTCTGGGCCGATGTCCCAACGCCCCCCGTGATCGTCTGGTATGTCATGCCGTCCCTCACCATGTACCGCCGGACCATTCTGCCGGTCTTCAAGAAGCTCGCCCCTCGGAAAGAGATCCTGAAGATGGCCAGCGACCGCTCGCCTATCGTGAAGTTCAAGAACGGCTCCGAGCTCCACTTCGTTTCCTCCGACATGCGTCAGCGGCGTCTCCAAGGTGCCTCCATCGACATGGCCATCATGGACGAGACCCCCGAAGAGAGCGTCTTCGAAGAGCTCCAGGCCCGTGTGTTCGACCGTCACGGCCGCGTGATCCTCGTCTTCGCCCCTATCGACATCAAGTCCTTCTGGGTACGGGACAAGATCTACATCCCCTGGCAAGCCGGTGACATCACAGACTTCCACGTCATCCACATGCCCGTGGCTGACCGGGATGGCCACTCCCTCGTCCCACACTTCTCCGATGAAGACATCAAGTCGATGGAGCGCCGCTGGCCCGACCCTGCCGTCCGGGCCGCCCGTATGTACGGCGAGTTCATCACCCGTTCCGGCCTCGTCTTCCGGAGCTTTGACGCGAAGGTGCACACTATCCCTCCGTTCGAGATCCCGCTAGATTACGCTCGCTGGTTCGTGTGTGACCCCCAGTACCACCGGTTTGCGACCCTGTTCTTCGCGGCGGATGAGCATGGCGCGTACTACGTCACGGATGAGTTCTTTTCGCAAGATGACACGCTGGCTCGGCGTGCTGAGCGAATGGCTGCTCTCGTGGGTAAGCGTGACCGCGCTCTTCCGTGCTACGTGGACTCCGCGAACCCCCAAGACATGGCAGAGCTCAACTGGCACTTCAGCCGAATCGCCGCTCCTATCGGCGCCATTCCCCTGCCCATTCAGAAGCGAGTCGATGAAATGGTGCTGCGGACACATGCCCTGCTGGAACCTGACCCCGACCGACTCTATCCTAAGATCATCCCCAGCTTCGGGCATCCCGTCGATCCCGCTGCCGAGCCCAACTTCAAGCCCGTCTTCGGTGCTCCCCGCATCTTCTTCTTCAACAACCTCACCTCCACCTGGAAGTGGGAGAGCCGAGACATGAACTGCTCCCGACTCCTCTGGGAGATGCAGCGGCTCTCCTGGGGAGAGAACGGGAAGCCCGACAAGGACAGTGCGGATGGCGCAGATGCCTGCGACGCGCTAGTTTACGGATGCTCGATCATGGCCGCAGGCACCCGGCAGCCCGAGGAGCAAGCATGGAAGAAGCAGCTCTCCCTGGCCGACCGGGTCATCTGGAACGTGATTGAGCAGTCAGACCGCTACAAGACCCTCACAACGAGAGACTTCTAATGTTCGGCCTCAATGCGGTAGAGCTTATCTTCGTCGCCGGTGTGGGTGTCGGCGTGGCCCTCGACGGCCTCATCTGGCTCTTTGCCTACGTCCGGCCCACGAACAAGGCTTTCCAACGTCTCCGCTATGACGGCTTCCGTCCGGAGACTCCAACACCGCCACGTCCCAAGACCGTGCCACGTCCTCCTTTCCCGAATGAGGCGCTCTAATGCCCCGTCTGCCGAAGCCAGAAGCCAGCGCCCAAGAGTACATGACGTACTCGATCAACATGTGGCACAACCACGATGCTTTCTACGCCTTCTGGGTGGAACGGTGGAAGCGCGTGGTAGACTACATTCGTTCCCTGCACTGGCGCATCCTGATGGAAGTGGACCAGAAGCAGATCCCGGACTGGCGTCGGTTCCCGATCTCCAACTTCACCCAGGCTCTCTTCGCGGACTACGTCGGTCAGTTCCTCCAGAGCCGCGTGCGCTGGAGTGCCGTGCCTGATTCCCCCGACAGCATCGCCGCTGCCGAGCTGGCGGATCAGGTGCTCAAGTACCTGTGGGACAAGCTGGGCATGGAAGAGAAGCGGATCGACCTGGCCGCATGGCTGATGGCAACCGGGAACGCCGATCTGCGGGTCTACTGGAATGCCAACACCGGGAACATGTTGCCGCTGGCGATTCCAGATGGACAGGGGGGTGTCATTCCGGTCAATCCGGACACCCTTCAGCCCGACCCCTCTATGCAGCAGCCCGTGATGGTGGACCAAGGCGAGATTGGCGTCGAAGTCATCGCCCCGCAACTCGTGCGCTGGGGCATGCAGCAGTACTCCGGCGTCATGGTTGGCTACCTCGTCACCTACGATCAAGCCGTAGACCGCTACGGTGACAAGATCGCTGATCAGTTGAGCTACCAGACAGTCTCAGGCCCCCTTACTACGGACCTGATGAGCGTGTTCCCGCAGACGCTAAGCTCTGGTATGCCTGCCAAGGAGCCTGCTGCGCTCCTCGTCGAGCACTATCTCCCGCGTGGTAACCGGAATCCTGGGGGACTCTGGTGGACCGCTGCGGACAACAAGGTCGTGGTGACGCCGCCCCAGCCGTTGCCGGGGCGTCAGATCCCGATTGTCCACTTCAAGTGGATTCCACTGCCGGGCCATCCAAGCCTAGGCTTGTCTCCGCTCTATGACATCACCTGGTCAAACAAGCACTACGAGGAACTGGAGGCCCGGCAGCTGGAATGGCTGAACAAGGTCGTCCCGAAGATCATTCGTCACACCGGTGATGGCCTCAAGTACGGCGAGTTCACGGAAGAGCCCGGCCAGGAAGTCGTCGTCCAGCCCGGGACCGACCCTGAGTGGCCACAGATTCCGGCCTTCCCGACCCAGTTCGACTCGCTCCGTCAGGTCATGTCCGACGACATCATGACCGTCGGCGGCTACAAGTTCCGTCGGGATGAGAAGCCCGCAGCGGGACAGCAGACGAAGCCCGTGCGCTTCCCGACCCATCAGCGCAATGAGGGTGAGCAGACGATGCTCGCCGTCATGAACGCCAAGTCCGCGTGGGAGAAGATGGGCTACGTCCTCCTCGACTACGCCGCCAAGTTCTACACCGAGACCCGCGCCATTGCCATCGTGGGTGCGGACAAGACCTATCAGTGGCGGGAGTTCAAGGGACAGGACCTGGACAACCTCCAAGCCACCCTGCACGTCGATGAACTCCCCCTCTACACCTGGGACCGGCAGAGCTTGCGAGACACCGTCATCGGCGTTATGAATACGCAAGCCGGTGCCGTCATCTTCGCTGGCCCGGATGGTCAGCCCGACCGTGACCGCATCAACGCCGCCATGAACGCTACCGGTATCGACGTGGCCCAAGACGCTATCGACCCCGACGTGCTCGAAGCCCGCAACGAGAACAACCAGTTCGCGGGCTTGCAGGTCACTGGTCAGGATGAGCAAGGTCAGCCGCAGCTCTCCGGTCAGCCGCCGCAGGTTGAGCCGCACAACAACCATCAGACGCACATGGCGGAGCACTCGAAGCTCCCCAAGACGCTCTCGTTCAAGGCCTGGGACCCGAACAAGAAGCAGGCCTTCATGCAGCACATGAGCGGCCACGAGCAAGCCATCAGTCAGGCTGCCGAAGCAGAGAAGCAGTCCATGCTCGATCAAGAGAAGCAACTCCGCCAGATCCGGGCGGACGCCGAGACATCCCAGAACGTCAAGACGGAGCTCGGCAAAGCGCTGGTGGATGCGCTGGTCCAGTACCTCATGCCACCTAAGGAAGCTGAAGGCGAGAAGAAGAACAAACCGTTTGAGAAGAAGGAGTCGTCCAATGCCTAACGATGTCCTGCCCGCCGGTGCGGGCGATCTCACTCTCAGCTCGGCGGACCTTGCCGATCAAGGCGGTGCTGAGGGAATCGACGCAGGTAGACTGGCACGCGCGGCCGCCGCCGCCGCTGCCAACCAGCAACACGACGACATCGGTGCCACGTTGCAGCCCAACCCCGACACCGAGCCGCTCGTCACCGTGTTGCCCGAAGGGCAGACGCAGCAAACGCAGCAGCAGCAGACCACCGAAGAGACCGTGACGGAAGAGGTTGTCTCGCTCGAAGAGATCGAGGGAGCCTTGAACGAAGCGGGCATCGACCTGGGCATCGCCGGTGCAGACGTGCCCAAGGAGCTCCTCCCACAGTACCAGAAGCTCGTGGCTGCCGCCGTAGACCTGGCGCAGGACGCCCTGACGAAGCAGCTCGAAGCCTCCCAGGTGATGCAGTCCTACCAGGAGTTCTCGGAGCGGCTCAAGAACGCCCCTGACAAGGTGCTCTTGGCCCTCGCCTTCAGCCAGCCCGAAGTGTGGAAGAAGGTCTCCGAGATCATGACGGAAGTCGAGCAGGACCCTCGGGCCAAGGCGTCCTGGGAGCGTGAGCTCTCGGCCGAAGCCCGACTGATGGAAGCCCAGCGTCGGGAACGGGCCATGTCCGAGCGCTACCAGCGCGAGAAGGCGAATCAGGTCATCGCCGCCACTCGCAGAGCGGCGCGAGCCCATGGCGTCTCCTTCGACACCGCTGAGAAGGTCGTGGCCCTTGCGGTCAAGGCCAACGGTGGCGATCTGGAGCTCACGGATGTCGAGGGGCTCGTCTCTGAGCTCAAGGGCATCCCCCGTCAGCAAGCCAAGACGCAGCAAAAGGTTGTGACGCCGCAGAAGCAGGCGGCTGTCCGCCAGGCCCCCCAGCAGCAGGTGGGTGCAGGCTCGGCGGCTACCGCCCAAGTTCAGCGTCAGTCTGACGCCTCCCCTGGTCTCAAGGACGGCACCAGCGTCCGTGAAGGCGGCGGTGGCAAGTTCCGTGACCTGATCAAGTCCATCAACGCACGCATCGTGGAGCGTTAACCCCATGGGAAACTGGCAGATCAGCATCGAGGGTACAGGCGTTCACCACAACAAGAGCGAGAGTGATGTCAACGTCTTGCTCGGTCAGTTCCTGGAGATCCTGTCCAAGCATCAGAGCGTCGAGCGAGTCAGCTTGACCTACGGTGCTCGGCAGGTCTACTTCGGGAAGGACGACGGCTGGCACCCTCCCGAGCCGTAGTCTGGTAGCCGCCCCGCGACAAGAGAGCCTGCCTTGACAGCAGGCTCTTCTTGTGTGTACTATTGACACGCAGCACTGGAAACCTCGGAAGCCACAACACAATAGATCGTTGTGAATCCCTTACGGGGAGCCCCCGCTCCCGAGGTATACTTCCATGGCTGTTACCCAGGCAACTCTGGCTCGTGTCGATGCGATCCTCAAGGACCGTCCTATCGTGGACGCCATCCAGATCGCGTTGAACAAAGCCACCCCTTTTGCCGAGAAGATCACCCAGCAGCTCACCCTGTCGGGCCGCAAGGGCATCTTCCCGGTTCAGTTCGGATGGAACGAGGGCATCTACGCTCGCGGTGACACCGGCTCGTTCGGTGACGCTGTGACGGATCAGCCGATCCAGGCCTTCGTCCAGGCCAAGTTCGTCTACGCCATCTTCGAAATCAGCGGTCCTACGATGTCAGCAACCCGAGATAATCCGGGTGCCTTCGAGGACGCTCT